TGGTTCCGTTAGTTCCATTACTACCGGAAGAACCGCTACTTCCACTTAAACCACTACTGCCACTTGTACCGTTCGTACCACTGGTCCCGCTTGTACCACTAGTCCCACTTGTACCACTCGTACCACTTGTACCACTCGTACCACTCGTACCGTTTGAACCACTTGTACCATTTGAACCACTTGTACCATTTGAACCGCTTGTACCATTACTGCCACTAGTGCCGCTACTACCACTACTTCCACTGGTACCACTACTACCACTTGTGCCATTAGTACCACTTGTACCACTGGTTCCGCTGGTGCCACTTGTACCGTTTGTTCCATTACTTCCACTAGATCCGCTTGATCCACTACTGCCACTGGTGCCGTTACTACCACTTGTACCACTTGTACCACTAGTTCCACTCGTACCACTAGTTCCACTTGTACCATTTGTACCACTGGTTCCGCTAGTACCATTTGTACCACTGGTACCGTTACTTCCACTTGTACCACTGCTTCCACTACTACCACTAGACCCGCTTAGTCCGCTTGATCCACTTGTACCACTTGTACCGCTAGTACCACTTGTACCACTCGTACCACTTGTTCCGTTTGTTCCATTAGTACCGCTTGTTCCACTACTTCCACTACTTCCACTACTTCCACTACTTCCGCTTGATCCACTAGTACCACTTGTACCACTTGTACCACTAGTGCCACTTGTTCCACTAGTGCCACTTGTTCCACTAGTGCCGTTTGACCCACTAGTGCCACTTGTTCCATTACTACCACTTGTCCCGTTTGAACCACTACTACCGCTGGTACCACTTGATCCACTTGTTCCACTTGTTCCGCTGGTACCACTTGTTCCACTTGTACCGTTGGTACCATTAGTACCGTTACTTCCACTGCTGCCACTTAAACCACTTGTACCGCTAGTACCACTTGTGCCGCTACTTCCGCTTAAACCACTACTACCACTTGTACCACTGGATCCACTTGTTCCACTGGATCCACTTGTCCCACTTGTACCACTTGTCCCACTGGATCCACTTGTTCCGTTGCTACCACTACTACCGCTGCTTCCACTTGAACCACTGGAACCACTACTGCCGCTTGTACCACTGGTTCCGCTTGTTCCGCTTGTTCCATTTGTTCCACTTGTACCATTTGTACCATTACTTCCACTGCTGCCACTTAAACCACTTGTACCGCTAGTACCACTTGTTCCGTTGCTACCACTAGTGCCGCTTGTTCCACTTGATCCACTACTTCCACTTGTTCCACTTGATCCACTTGATCCGCTACTTCCACTTGTTCCATTGGTTCCACTTGTGCCACTTGTTCCACTAGTTCCACTAGTTCCGCTACTTCCACTTGTTCCACTACTTCCACTTGTACCGCTTGTACCGCTTGTACCGCTTGTACCGCTTGTACCACTGGTACCGTTAGATCCGCTGCTACCACTTGTACCGGACGATCCACTGCTACCACTCGTACCAGATGATCCACTTGTACCTGAAGAACCTGATTTTCCACTTGTGCCACTGGTACCTCCTGTTCCGGTTGTACCACTTGTGGTACTGGTACCACTTGTACCATTTGTTCCTCCTAAAATACCACTACTGCCGTTTGTACCACTGCTTCCGTCTTCACCACTGGTACCACTTGTACCAAATCCACCGCTTTCACCACTACTACCTCCTTCTCCACTAGTTCCACTGGTACCGTTACTACCACTTGTTCCTGAAGATGTACTTATACCGCTGGTACCACTTGTGGTGCTGGTACCACTTGTTCCAGCTGAACCTTTTTCGCCGCTACTACCGCTAGTACCACTTGTACCTGTTCCAGATGTACCGCTTGTGCTTACATTACTACCTATAGCAAAAACATAACCACATGCAGGAAATGAAAATTTTATTGTGGCTGTATTTTTATTGTTTAAAGTTACACTTTCAGGTATTATTTGATTAAAATTTTGATCATATACAATGAACAATACAAATTCCGAATTTAAATTATGATTATATACCCATGTATCTGTTTTTTGATTACAGGAAAATTCTTGTATGGACTGTGTATTTTTTTGTAAATTGGCATTACAATTAATGATAACACGTAATTCTTCAATTATTTTAAGAAACAGAGGTGTAGTAGGATCTTTAAAAGTCGCTGTTAATTTTTTATAGTCATACAAAGCATTATCCAATTTTAATGGAGCAACTTCGCATGGATCTTTTTTCAATGTTGACATTTCTTATAAATATAACAAAAACAACTAAGTAGCGTCTACATAGTGTTAAAAAAATATAAATATTAACTATATTTAGTTAAATAGAGAAATTGGTATTCGTCTCCATTGACCTGTACTATAAATATAAAAATAATTACCGTCGTAGCTTACCCAGCCATCTTCTCCATAGTCACTTGATTGATAAGGTACTTGATGATAGAATTTATCAGGAAATCTTTGAAATATTCTAAAAGCTGTATTTATAGGTCTTCTATTAGCTGTAGTGTATATGGGATTACCATTACAGTCATAACCACTTATATAAGTTTGACTACTATAATCATAATCAAATGTAGATATTTCTCTTTTTAACCACCCCGATGGATATTGATATACATAAATATATTTACTATCATAAGCTAACCAACCATTTTCTCCATAATCAGTGATGGATTTAGGAGCTGGGTGAAATGGAGTATTAATTGTATTTTGATAATTTGATGGTATTTTATTATAACCATCCAAATTGGTTACTTCATTTGGCTTTAGTGCCATTGTACCTTGACCTGTTACATCTGTGTAATCCAATGGACTATCTTTTAGATTACTACTGTTTTTAATAACATTATGTTCAATTGCACTCATTTCTCCAGCACTAGCTACAGCATTTTCTTGCAACATTACTTTTCTTACAGTAAATAGCTTTTGAGTGGTATTTTTTACCCCGTTTAAATTTGTTATATAATTATCATTTAGCAAGTAAGCGTTGACATTTATATCGAATGATGTTTTGATATTACGATCTTCACCGTCGTTAACTTCTTGTTCGATGCTATAACTATCTATTCTAGCTCTAAATTTAAATCTCTCTGCATCACCCCAGTAGTCTTTAGCTGCGTAGTTTATTTGTTCCAATAGTTTATTATTTTGATCTACATAATCGGTCCAAATGATGCATTCGTATGTTATATTTACTTGAACTGGCAAACTCACACTATAAATCTGTTTGGTTGGCTTACTTGGAAATACGCCTTTATTCATTAAATCGAACCGGTCATACTTATTCTTCTCGCTATAATTCATTATAGTTTCATAATTTAAATAACGATTAAATGTTGCAAGATCTTTGTTATTCTCAACACTTTTTCTACGAATCATTATGGCTGGCAACAATATTTTGCCTTGGTTATCTCTAATATTGCCAAACTTTTTCATAGCAAACCATCTTTCTGGATTGCCGTATATAACTGGCACTTTTACAACTTCACCATTATCATTAACTTGAAGTCTGAGTGTATTGTTTAAAGTATTAATAATAGCTGTATCAACGTCTAATAAAGTGACTGTGAAATTCTTCTCTTTATCAGTGTCACGGCGAGTTGCGTTGGCTCTATTATAAAGCTTTTTAACATCTGATTGAGCCGATGCGTTTTCAATCGGATTTGGCGGCGGATTTACATTATTATTTGGACCCCAAGCCATAAATTATGTTTGTCTTTCTACGAGGTTAAGTTTACTTAGTCTTGTGTAATGTGTATTAACAATCAAACTCCAAGACTTATCTGGATGTCCACCCAAGAATTGCTCTTGAACAACATTATCAATTTCGTAATAACGTTCATTATACAGAACCAAATCTCCAATTTCTGGAAAATAATTGGTGGTAATACAATCACGTTCTCTAAATCTATAAACGATATCTTGTTTTCTATCAGGACCATAACCCTGAGATCCATCGGCAGTTATGTCTTCACGTTGCACAAGACAACTTAAATCAATGCCTGAATAGAAAATTTTACCTTTATCACTGCTACTTTCGCCATAAATATTGGTATTGGTTTCATAAGCAGCAATCTTAAATACTTGAACAACACATTCGATTATATCACCTATTAATTCCGAGTTTACACTACCCAAGAAGTTTATGTCTCTTGGAGAAAAATATCTTCCAGGCGAATAATTGTTATTGTAAATGCCAACATCTTTACGAGTTGATGTCCAATATTGTTTAAATTTTGGATCGGTTTTTGGATACTGTGGAGATACAGGTGCTGCCATATGTTTTATCCTATATAAATATGTAAAGGTACACGGGACAACATCTTATTCATTTCTTCACTTTCTTTTCCTTTATTTTCCAATTGATTAACACGAAGCGTCTTTTCCAACATATCTCTTAGTTTTTCAAGCAATGAATCTTTTTCTTCTTTAGCTTCAGAACGAAGTTCAGCACCATCAAGAGTTACTTCGCCGCCAGGAATTGGTACGGTACTATATTTTTGAAGAATACGACCCAATGTTTCCTTACACAACGCTAAGAAATATTTTTTAATCCACTGTTTACCAGGCTGATTTACCTTACAGTATGTACAGTATTCATATGGAATATCACTTGGATCGCTTATATATTCATAACGAGATCCGCTATAAAAGTTAGTAATATCACGTTCACTTTCAACGATGTAATCTATATACACTCTGAAATTATCAGTTGGAATTGGAAATATTCTCAACTTGTTGTTGCCTAGAATTTCAAAGCTGTAAGCACTTTTACGAACCATATCATTGAATTCGATAGCTTGTACACGTTCCAAATCTTCGAATATAGGAGTCATCAAGAATTGTGTAGCTGGACTATATGCGCTGAATCCCATTTCACTGAGTACGTTGCTGTAACTCATACCTGTCATACTAAATGGATCATAAATACGTGCAATAGCTGGGGGTCGATGATGAAATACTCTTTTTACTTCTATACGAGAACCAGTTAAATGTTCAATGTCTCGGCCAATTAGTATGTTTAAGTCATACACCTGATTGGTAGCAGATGGATTGATACTTCCACTAATAGTTACATAATTACGTTTAACTTCAACTTCGCCACCAACAAGTGCTTCTGCTCCGTATTGCTTACTCAATTGAATTGTAAAAGGTAAACCTGTACTTTTTACACCTAGTCCTGTTAAATTGCTGTATTTAGCTTGAGGTAAACCTTGTAAATTAACCATATTATTAACGATATTAAATTCATTAACAACGCGGTTATACTCCAATACAGATTCTTCAAAACAAGCGTAAAAATTAACATCGATCATTTCTATATCGATGATTGGATACCCCAAACGTTTCGCTGCCCACATAGCGCTGCTACTACAATCGTTTTCAAATGTAGTTTCGCCAGATCCTGTGTTGCAACTTTCGCTTAAGTAATAACCAAATGGCACAGTGTCTTGGGTAACACTGCTACCACTTCCAGGCCATCTTACCCTATCGGAGTCAAGATTAGCACTCATATCTTAGTCCACCCTTTCACGTTTTTTACAACTCTGTCTTTTTTTAAGAAATAACCAATGTCTCCATTTGTTAATATATTAATAGATGGATTGTTACTATTTAATTTTTTCATTTGTTCAATTAAATCAAATCGTGTACCATTAATAATATCTCCATTAAATTTATTTTTGAGTGTATAAATATTTTTATCTGCAGCTGGATTATTTAATCCTAATTTTGATTGTCTTATCTTTTCTTTTACTTCAGGTCTACTATTAACTTCAATTGCAATCAATCTTTGTTTTTCTTTATTTTCCGGTTTATTTTTTGTCAAAATCATCTTTTCTAAAGCAATCTTATTTCTACGCATTACATTATTATCTCCACGATTTGCAATACTTATTTTTTCTTTTGTTTCTTCGGTGTGTTTCTTTCCAAAAAAAGTTCCTTTATCACCAGAATAAATATCTATTTTAGTTCCGGGTTTACCCGTTTCAATGATTAAATTTGCCCAATCGCCACTTTTAACTATATCAAATTTGTTACTATAATCTATACACAACTTACTAAATTCTTCAATTCTATCTAAATCATATTTAGCAATTATTTCTGTATTTATATGTTTTCCGTGGACTTTTAAATGGTTATTCCATCTTGTTCCGGAACCTTTATATGAAATAGCTTTGGAATCACTAGTAGTAACTCTCTTACAAAGATATCTCATTCCAGTTACAGAATGGGTTTTAACCAATAGATACAAATATTTCTTGACATTAGCACTCATTAATTATAAATATCTAAACAACAAAAATAGACAGTTTATAATTTGTTAATTCACATATCATATTTTTTCACCCGTTTTATCAGCGGTACCTTTCAATTTACTTGATATTTTATTTAAATAACTCTTGATTTTATCTTTATAGATCTGTTTAGCAGTAATATTGTTTGGCTCTGTTGGCGCACGATCACCCCAATAAATTTTTTGTGTAAAATACTTATCTCCAAATCTTTCCCTCAATTCCTTGGTTCTTATTACGAATGTATCTTCTGGTCCCTTATTTTGTATTATACCCAATGTAAATGCGTCTTTTAATCTAAATCCCTTCATCTTTAATCCGGCGATTACACCTACGGGTTTACCTGTATCCGGATCAATAGGTCGATCAACATCGTCTAAAAATCTCAAATCGGTTCTATCTGCATCAATTACTTTATAACCACGATAATATTCTGGTAATTCATCAAATATTGCAGAAATATTACCGCCAGCCTTCAAATATTTTTCACATTCTATATTGTTTTGTAAAGTTTCTTTTCTTGAAAAAGTCATATGTGGTTTTGAAGGATCTTCAAGACTTTGCATTGCCCATTTAAACACGGCTGTATAGTCATAAAATTTAACATCTGGATTTGCAGATTTCCAACTTTCCAATTTTTTATGAAAATCAAGATCGCTCGTACCGTTTAATCTAACCGATAACTTTAAATTGTATTTATTAGCCACTTTTTTCAAAAACTCCATTTCAATTTGTAATCTTTCAATGAAGTCTTCAGGACGCATTGGATTCAATATTCTACCACGTTTACCTTCGGGTCCGGGTCTACCTTTGCCATAAAATCTATCTATAATTTTTGGATCTATAGGAATATTTTTCATCTCATCAGATGTCAATTTGTCACCAAACAACCAACGAGTTTTTCTAGTTCTTGCTGCTAATTTTGCTTTTAGATATGCGGGGTTACCAGCAAAATTCAAACAACCAGCGTTACATTCTGGACTTTTCTTTGGACACACTTCATGACCTGATGAATCAGAAGGAGCCAAATATAAAATTGCAGTCAAATATCCTTTGTCATCTAAGAAAGACTTCAGTGTTTTTGGATCGTTTAATACACTCAACAGTTTTAATCTTCCTTGAGTGTCTCGGGCAATATTCTTCATTAATTCAGCCAACTCAAAACTAATAGGCTCCTTTTTGTTCGCTTCGGTCAAACATATCTTCAAATTGTTATCGGTGTCATTTATAGCTTCATATAGAGATTGATTTACGCAATGTTTACATTTACATACAAATTGATCTATTGGGATAATACTGTCAGCAGGTAGACCCATTCCTTCGTACATTTTAACTTCAATTAGCAAATCGATTAATTTCATATATGTTTTGTTATTCTTACTTTTAAATTGCCCTCACCTTTTATTACACGGTGATATGTTTCTTTAGGTATAAATATTGTTTCTTTAAGTAATTGTGGTAAATTATTATCTAATTGAACTTGCCAATTTACGTTTTCTATAACTTCAATTGTTCTATCTTCACGATCTATATGCCATTCCAGTTCGTGAGTGTCTACATCAGAACTAAATTCTCTTATATACTGATTGTTACCCACGGACTTTTCTGTGAACGGAAAATTCATAGTAAAATTAAGGAGGTGGAGGAGTGGTATTATCAAATGTTTTAATTTTTACAGGAATATTCAAACTGGTAAATACAAATTCTCTATTGAATAACCCAAGTGAATTAATTATTACTCCATCATAAGCATCAATAAACAAATAATCACATGCACTATTACTCAAACTACCATCACTTGTAAGAGAACATCCAATTCCTAAATTGCTTTGAGTTAACCAATAAGCATCGTTCTTAGATTTCTTAGCTGCTTCATAATACCAAGTATTATAATATGCGGGGTTAACACTATAAAATCCAGTGGCATTATTTTCCATGTCTTGTTCAGTGTAATGAGAGGTTGGATATTCAGTAGAAGGTTGATATTGAGTAATAACAAATCTTGGAAGCAATACTGACCAAATAGATTGATCCAATGCATATGTAGCCGATGTCAATAACTGATTAAACATTGGATCATCTTGACTTGGAAATAAGTTTGGTACAGCTAAATCGGAAACAGAAGCAGAAATTGTTGTGGTACCAAATGGAGTAATTAATTGACCGCTATAAATATTGTTCCAAGATCCTGATGTATTTACATATAATTCTTGTAAGTCACTGCCACATTGTAATGATGTTTGTTCAAATCTACTAATTAAATCAGCAAATTCCCCAGCTAAACAAGGAGGAGTTTTAGTAGCATATTGAGCAACCATAGAAGCAGCAAAATTACCAGCTAATGCACCTGCAAATCCAGCACAACCACCCAAAGCAGCCATTGCACTAGTAAGTAGATTCAAACCTATTTGTAAACCCAAGTCTTGATTGTCAGTTTGACTCAGAAGAGCATACGCATTTAGAATCTTTGAGTTACCATATGAGTAAAATTGCGTATTAAACGCAATCATATTATTTAGATTAGTCTGTGCATTTGATATATCAGTTGGGGTAGGGGGAGTATTTGTCATATATTATTTGTGCTTATAACCACGTTTTGGATAAGAGCCATACCACATAGCTCTTGATTGTCCATCAAATCACCTAATTTAATCATATTCATAAATATCAATTTAATTATAAAAAGTAATATTTATATTATATGAGCATTAAAAAACAACTGTTTTATACTATTGTAATTTTGATATTAACCGGATGTATTTCGTCAGAGGTTAAATCCGCAAAGCAAGTTACTGTGGCACAAGATGCCGTTGCGAAACAAGAAGCCAAAGTAGACAATACAATGGTGGAGTTGGAAAAGGTAGAAAAGGGTAAACGAGTACAAACTTCTTCTTTATCAATTGGTATTCAACATTCGTTAAGTCAAGTAACCAATGCGCCTGTACAAGTTGACACTGCTAAAGCACTAAATGAACGTGTCATTTCTATAGTTGGGTCACCTCATATAGATGAAATCAAACGTATTAAAGCTACCGTTGATCTATTGAATAGTCAAGTTGCTGAAGAAAGAAAGAAAGGTGATCAGTTATTGTCACAACGTGACGAAATCATCAACAAACTACAAAAAGAAAAGTCTGCTTTGAAAGAAAAGTATGACGATGAATTGTGGCAAATGACTGATAAAGCAAAAGAAATTGCAAAAGAAGCTGATCAAAGTAAGGCTACTCTTGATGCTATGAGTGGTATGTTTGGATTAAATGCGGTATTTTGGGGTTTAAAGAAGTTCTTTATCAGTGCATTGACCGCTATTATCGTATTCGTTATAGTATTTGTTATACTTAGAATATTAGCAACAGTACATCCAGCAGCCGGCGCAGCATTTAGTATATTCAATATGATCGGATCCGGACTATTAAGTTTAGTAAAAGTATTAACTCCACATGCATTTGAATTGGCCAATTTTGCATCAAAAAACAAAGTAGATGAATTCAAGTCTCCTCTTGTCAAAATAGTCGATGTAATCCAAGAACTTAAAGAAAAGCAAAAAGAATCTCCTGATAGAGTATATCCATTAACCGAAGTGTTAAAGAGATTTGATAAAGAAATGGATAGCACTGAAAAAGATTTAATCGACGATATTTTAAAAGAACAAAAGTGGATTAAATAAATTATTAAATATATTTATTATATAATTGTTTTAGATTGTTAACTAACGTTGTGTGTTAATAAACTAAATACGATTATGGATACAAATACAGCACACGTAATATCTCAAGAAGTATTGGAATCAACTGCACAAGATATGACAGGCAAATATGTCTGGATGTTCTTAGCAGGCTTGATAATTTTAATGTTTAAATCGAGCATAGAAAAACTTGCAGCTGCGCTGTTTATGTTTATTGGCTCCGATTATAAAGAAGATGACGTTGTATACGTCGATGGTAAACCAGGCAGAATTATTCGTGTAGGACTTACCAAAACTGTATTCTTTATCTATGATATTGTCGATGGTAAGGTTGTTAGTGGCAACAAATTAGTGGTTCAAAATGAAAGATTGTCAAGTCTAAATATAGAAAAACCACTGCCCAATTTGGATTTAAGTCGTTTTAAAAAAGACTAATTTAACACTACAAACATATGGCTATCAATATTTTTACCCATATTAGAAGGGGTCTATACGATAACGTTTACAATTGTATAGAAAAAGAAAAAGTTGACGTTAATCAAAGAGACGACGACACAGGTAATCCGCCTCTGGTTGTCGCTGTAGAAGAAAATCAAATAGAAATAGTCAGATTACTACTAAATCACGGTGCAGATGCTAATTGTAAAGATTGGACTAGCAAAAATACTGCACTAGATGTAGCTGAACAAAAAGGTTTTAAACCTATTGTAGAAGTATTACAACAAAGAGGTGCCAAATATAGTAGTGGTAGTAGTTTCCACTTAGCTGCAAAGAATGGTGATATTGTTTCTATTGAAGAAATGTTAGACAGGGGATATGATATCAATGAAGTTGACGCGGGTAAAGGTTGGACTGCACTACATTATGCTGTAAATTATGGACAAAAACACTTGGTTGAATATCTAATCATTAAAGGTGCAGATGTCAACAAGAAAGATTTCTTGGGTAAAAACAACCCAATTGATGTACTATCCAACACAAATAGAGGTGAAATTGTTAAAATACTAAACAATTACGGTGCTAAATCTGCCGGTGGTATAAGCATTCATTTCTGCGCAGAAACAGGTGATTTTGAAGGTGTACAAGGATTCTTTGATAAAGATGGTAGAATCAATGGTAGAGACGAAAAGAACGGTTGGATGCCATTACATTATGCCGTTAACGCTAACGATGTTGATATGGTTGAATTTTTGGTACATTTGGGAGCAAACGTTAATGGTGCGGATTTTAAGGGTGAAATTGCTCCATTAGATATCGCATTCAAGACTGGAAATGTAGAAATGCAAAGTTATTTACAATCCAAAGGTGCTCAAAGAAAGAAGAAACACGATACAGGTGGTGGCGGTAAAGATGTGACCATTTATATTACAGATGAAGTCAAAAAACAAATAGCTTTGTTTATTGAAAAACGTGAAAGAGAAGAAGCTGCTATTAAAAAGATAGAAGAAGAACAAGCAGCAAAAGAACCAAAAAAGAAAGATGCTCCTGTAAAGAAGATTAACTGGAAGGACTTCTTGAAGTTAAAGAATATGCCGGTTGTAGAAAAGAAAGAAGAACAAAAGAAGGTTGAAGTTCCAAAGCCTGTAAAATCCATTGTCAAGAAGGTCGAAAAGGTTGATGTGGAAGTGAAATCAGGTAGATTACAATTGGATACAGAACAAGAAGGTTATATATTCTTTATGGATATTGTAGCTTATAGTAAAAAGACTACCGATGAACAAAAGAAAGCTTGTAAAGATTTGGGTACTTTGATTAAAGGTACAATGCAATACAAGACAGCTAATGCTCTTGAAAAGTTAATCATATTACCTACTGGCGATGGTATGGTAATGGGTTTCTTTACATATTTAGAAGACGCAATGAATTGTGCGGTTGCTATAGCTAAAGCAGTAAAAGATAGACCAGACTTACAAATGAGAATGGGTGTACATTGTGGATCTGTAATCCCAATGGAAGATATCAATGGCAATTTAAATATAAGTGGCGACGGCATCAATTATGCTCAAAGAGTAATGGATGCGGGTGAAAGTAATCATTTATTGGTTAGTTCCGCTGTAATGTTAAAATATGATAGACCCACATATGTATTAGTGAATGATTTAGGCGATGTAGTTGTAAAACACGGTGTGGTGATGCACTTGTATAGTTTACACGGTAGTGACTTTGGCAACAAATCATTTCCATCAAGCAGAGTAACAAAAGCAGAACCAACAATAAATAAACCAGTATGAGAGTAATGCCTTTGGTAAGACAATATCATCCAAGTATTGTTAACACAGATTTGGATGTATATAAGATAAAAGATAGAGTAATGGCCGCGCCTATAAATAATCATCCAGATCCATATCAGGTAATTGATAGACTTGGTATAAATCAAATTAACCCAACTAAGATAAAAACAGTGGTTTATAATTCCAAGGGTCTTTTTTACATAATATAAATCTTGACAGGTAGAGTTATATTGTTATAATGAAATAATGTCGGAGTATTTTAACCCCTCATTAATTTACCTCAAAAGCATCAATAAGAATGTTGCAAAAACTCTTATTGAAAAGAACCACTATACTCACAAGTGGTCACTTTGTACTGTAGCTTATGGAGTTTATTACAAAGAGTATGTCGAAAGTACTTTCTTTGGGGGTTTTAACGAACGCCTGATAGGTGTATTAGTATATGGAAATGCCGTGGGTAGAAATGCAAGTACCAGCATATCTTGTCTACTTACTAACAATAATGTGTTGGAATTAACACGGTTGTGGATTGCAGATGGTTATGGTAAAAATATAGAGAGTTATTGCATAGCTGAAAGTTTTAGACTATTAAACAGAGAATACCCACACATTAAATGTATTCTCAGTTATGCAGATAGTGAAGCTGGACACGCTGGAACAATATATCAAGCAACTGGATTTCTATATCAAGGAGACAACTATGTGGATATAGCAATAATGCCTAACTATAGTGTTAGTTTAATTGGTCCGAATCAATATGAGTGGATACATAGTAGAAGTGTATATGCTAGATGGAAAACACACAGTGTAGATAAATTAAAAGAACGTATTGGTAGAACATTTTGGCGTAAACGTGAAAGTGGTAAACATCGTTACGTCAAGTTTATTAGCAACAAGATAGAAAATAAGAAACTAGTTAAATCTCTAAAACATAAAGTTCTACCTTACCCCAAAGATACTTCGTTCAAAGAAGAAGTGCAAGAAATCATTGTAACATCTACCAACGAATTTTTCGAATAATTAATATTTTCTTTTATGTAATTTAATCGTGGTTAATGATACTCCATACTTCTCACTCAATTCGTTGTTGCTAAAACTACCACTCTTTAAATCATCAATAAATTCATTCTTTCTAAGCGCAAAATTTCTCTTTTGTTCACTAATCTTACGTTTCATATCATCACTCATAGCACCACGCTTTTTGCCTTTTAATCCATTGTCATAACTGTAATTAATATTACGATTAGCCAACTTGTCATTTCTCTCCTTATACTTAAGTGTGCCACTCTCAACGCCATACTTGTCAACAAACCACTCCAAAGTATAACGTCCTACAGCACGTTCACGTTGCCTTTCTTTAGCCTCATCACTATGCTTTTTACCGTGCATAGGATTTTTAGCTCCTAAATTAATATCAGACAATAATTGACGAGTTTCTTCTTTATCAGGATTATGTGTAAAATTATCGCCTCCACTTGTTGTTGGAGTAATATTATAACCTATATCACGCATATAGGGTTTAAACATATCTAAATAAAATTGTTCTCGTTTAAACAATTCACATTCTATTACATTTTCTAATATAATAAATTCAAAACTGTTTTCCCCGTAAAAATCCCAAGCGTGTTGTAATTTAGGATTTTTATGTTTATTCTTTTTTAAATCATTTTTATGTTCCCACCAACGACGATCAATATCTTTAGCAGAACCAATATAAAACTTGCCATTCTTAACATTTGTAATTTTGTATATACCACTTTTCATATAATATAAGTATATACAAGTTCTATGGTAATGTCAATTATTTTTTATTAGTGCAAGAAAAAACCCCAACTTTCGTTGGGGTTTTTGAATTATTTTATTTCTACTAAGTATTATACGGTATCGAGATCGCCGATAATAACTTTTCCATAGAACTCTGGGCGCACTACCTTCTTAGCGTAGCGGGTCATTACACCTCTACGTGGAGTGAAGTTCACTGGATCATAGACCAATGGAGTTTGGATTAGTGGGATATATGGAGCATATACAGCACCGGTTTCTAGGAAGTTGTTTCCACGGAAACCAACCAATACAACGTTATCGGTCATATATGGGTTCTTGTAAACTTGGAAGCGAGAAGCAAAGCTACCAACGCGGCTTACGCCCATTGCGAACTTAGCTTGATCACCATCAGTGTTTACTACATATCCTGGAATTGATTCCAAGATGGTTGCTACGTCTGGACTTACGACCAAGAAGTTAGCACCACCACGTAGGGTCAATTTTTGGATTGTGTTAGATACCTTTTGAATCTTGTTACCAAGAGTTTGGAACCAAGTGCTCTTTACGTAAGCAGTACGGTTTGGTGAGCTGTTTGCGTTACGTGTGAAGACTGCTTCACCAGTAGTTGCATTCAATCCCTTGCTGAATTCAACACCGATTTGGGCGGACCAAGCTTCGGTAGTTACGCCTTCAACGGCTTCGTTCAACATTTCTAGGATTTCTAGATCGATTTCCATAGATACATATTCACTCAATAGAGCAGTCAATTCTGCTTCTGCGTCGATAGAGTGATATGCGTTCAAGTCTTGAGCAAGTTCTGGGGTCCATACTGCTTTCAACTTACGTGTCTTAGCAACGATTGGTTCGCTGTTTAGTACCAAGTTAACTTCTGGGATACTGATATCGGTATCAATGCTTTGTGTAGCAACGTTACCTGAAGTACCAGAACCTTCACCTGCGGTCTTACCAGCTTCGAAGTCACCACGTAGGTTATCGGTAGGTTGTAGGCTATAGATCAACTTAACTTTGGTTGATGGTCCAGCGAATGCACTGTTAGATGCAGATACGATGTATACAGATTGATAGAATGGATTACTCAAACTACCAGTGTTAATTGCTTTGGCATAGGTGTTCAATACTAAACCGCTGCTTCTTAGAGAAGTTGGTACGGTTGAACCTGATATCAAGTTGAATGAACGTACTGCATTCAAGTCAACATTGTACATATATCCTTGACCAGCCACAGGAGTAGTATTGTCATCGTGATTCAAGATAACCTTGAATAATTTCTTAGCTACTACAGAAGCACTCAATTCAGCAGCAAATTGTACATCATTCCAAGAAGCTGTTTGAATTGTGTTACCATTATTGGTGGCACCAGCGGTTAATGTAAGAGCAATAGCAGAGCTACTTACTGGACGGATTGAATATGCATAAGCACCTTGTCCGTATAGACCACGTACAGCGTCATCGGTAGAACCCAACTTCTTGCCTGTGCCACCGAACAAACTATCGTTCAATTGCTTACCAGCACGGGTAGTTACAGAACTACCGTTGTTCAAGTTACGCAAATCTTGGCCTGGAGCGGTTGTACCATACTTGAAGTCTAGATAGAAAATTAGACCTGATGGTAGGTTCATTGGTTGAACGCTTACGAATTCCTTCGCAGCGATTTCAGCAAACACACGACGAACCAATGGAAGAGCTACGCCAGCCCATTGTTCGGAACTGGTGGAGGTACCAGTTGTGGTTGCTTCGTCAAGCAATTGCTTTGCTTGGTTTTCCAATAGGATTGACATATGTGCCTTTTCGACACCAGCGCAACCTTCAAGAAGGCCTGTCTTTTCCCATTTTGATTGTAATCCACGTGTTTCAGCCATCAATTTGGCTTGTGGATTCATATTGTTTGTCAATAGACTTTTTACATCCATACTCATATTTTTATCTTTCTATATTTAATTACTGTTAGGTTTTTACTCGCAAACTAATTTTACTTCTTGATTCCCGCGAGTTTTTGGAATCTTGAAGCCATCTCGTCAGCTTGAGGTTCTACAATGGTAGACACAGGCTTCGTTGATGATACTTGTTTGCTTGCCAAACCTTCGGTGATAGCTTGAGCAGTTGTATTTGTCTTTTTCTTGACAACTGATGCACCGGAATTAAATGATTCGGCTAAAACTGTATATGCCAACTTGACTTCACGAATGTTCTTGGTCAAGTCGAAAGTGTTAATGATCTTAAGTTTTTGATCTTCGGTCAAACTCTTACCCTTGAACAACTTATTGGTATAAAGCAACTTAGCATTCAATAGGTTGGTTTCAGATAGAACGCCCTTCATAAACTTAACTGTACTTAGAGCTTCTGATAGTTGTTTCTTAAGAGATTCGTTTTCTTCATTGATAGCAACCAAAGCTTCTGCCATTTCGTCAGGAGTAACTTCTCCTTCAGATGGAGATGGAACTTGTGCTGGAGCAGCTGGATCAACTGGTGCTGGAGCAGGTGCTGGAGCAGCTGCTGGATCAGCTGAATGAACTGGTGCTGGAGCTGGCATAGCGGGATCTTCGGCTTCTAATTCTGCAAGAAGTTCGTCTAAATTAATAGATTCCTCAACGTCGTCACCTTTTTCAGAAGAAGCTTCTGAAGAAGCTTCTGTTTCTTCATCCATTTCAGTTTCCAATTCGGCTAGAATTTCATCTAGTTCTTCGCTTGTTACTTCAGTACCATCTTCAACTGCGGTTTCTTCTTCAAGTTTTACGTCGAATTCTTGCTTTCCAGCAGGAGTTGTATTTTTATTAGCAGCAGGAGATGGTTTAGTTGGATGTTGCTTAGAAGCAATGTTACTATCATCTTTACCGATATTAGAAGATGCAAGCTTTTCTTCAATCTTACCTTCTTTATCGTCGTCATCGTGTGTTTCCTCTGCCATTTCTTCTTTGAGTTTGTCAGCAAACATTTCTTTCATGCTGTTTGCAAAACTTTCTTCAAGGAAGGTTTTTGCATTTGCCAATGCTGTTTCACGAACAGCCTTTGCATCCGCAATACTTTCTTTTAATAGATCGCTCATAATTATATTTCTGCCTTTCTTATTGTTATTTGTTTATGAAGCTATTGAAGAACTCCAAAGAAGATAAATCACTGTCACATCAAAGAATGATGTATTTGAATAATAAATATAATTAAAAATGTAAACATATCAAAATATTTTATATTTATTGATATATGCCAGCACAAAGCGAAAAGCAAGCAAGACTATTTAGATTGGTAAGAGCCTTACAAAAAGGTGGAATTAAATCAAAAGAAGTATCTCCACAGGTTCGTAAAATGGCACGTACTATAAAACCAAGTAGTGTTAAACATTTTACCAAATTGAAAGAAATATTAAAAAGTCTAAAAGAAGCTGAATACTCACTGAGTGATTTTGATATTATTAAAGGAAAATCTTTTAATCAAGTATTGAAAGAAAACGAAGGAGTTCCATTTGTTAAAAAAGAAATGTTAATATTTCAAAATAAACAAAATGGATTCAGTGGATTTGGAAAAACCAATTTTATTCCAAATGCACCAGAAAACACACAAATGCAAACTGAAATATTCAGTAATGGCAGTACAAAAAAGTATGTGTTTAAAAAATTAATAGATCAAAAAAACGAAAATTTAATTGTTTATGCCTGTTTTGTACAAAGAACTTATCCTGATCGTCCTGAAAAAGAAATATTTAGTATGTTAAGTACTAGTATAGACAGAAACAAAGATTACGAACAAACAAAAGCCTTAGCAGACTTTATAGATAGAATTAACTCTTATGGCCTATAATTTTAATCCCAATTTTTCTAAACATATGAATTCTACCAAAGATAATTATAAGTTCATAAAACGAACTGGCGATGAAAATGCTTATTCAAATCCAGATGTACGTGAAATGAATAATAGTTATAACAAGTACAAGTCTCCAAAGTTAGTTAACTTTATCAATAATGATAATTTTGAAGAAGAAAAAATGTATAAACTTGAAGATATAGATAACCCAAATGGCTGGAATTTTACAGAAATAGATCTATTGGGTGAAATGGACTTTCGTATAGATGACGAGTACAGAATGTTCTCAGAAATAGAAATTCCTTCTTTGGATATGATCAACGAAAAGAGAAAAACCTTCGTCTATAAAACAGACGAAGGTTATGTACTAGAAGCAAATAGAAAATATGTTTTTGAATCGTTTGATGAAATGATCAAATTTATTGATTCTGTGCCGATGGATTGATAGTAACGTTACTTGTTTGTGACCGTGGAGCTTCAGTCATTGAGTCCGCAATTTCAAAATAACGTTCCAATCTCATACCAACTTGTTCGTATAACATTTCAAGTTGTTTTTCAATTTCTTTCATCTTTTGAGCTTCTTCGTACATTTTAGAAGCATCTCTCTTGATTTCCTTCATATCACGTTCAACCATTTTGGCTTGCATCCAATCGCCACATTCTTTGATGGCATATCGTTCTGCTAAATTAACAGCCTCCATAATTTTTTGTGCGGTTTCATATACGCAATCAGCTTTTAATCCTTTGCGATATTCGTTGTAAGATTTAATAGCCCCAACCATTTTTGATTTTTCTTCTTTGGTAAGAGAGCTATAAGCTACTTCAGTAGAGTTTTCTAGTAAATGTTTTAATTTCATACTTTATAAATATTATAGTTCTGATAGAATGTTGTGGATAATTCTTTCAACATTATTATATGGGTTAATAATTGTTCTGTGTTGATCAACGCCTTCGTTGATTTTACCTTGTGGATACATAAAAGCACCTTGGGTACTTGGATTGCTTACAAAATCAAACGCGATTAGATCAAAGTCATCTTGTACAACATCTGCTCCTTCTCTCATATCTTTCTTTACACTACCCAATCCACGACTACTGATGCCCAAAAGAATGCCTGATTGCAACAAATCTTTTAATATGTTACCACTTGGTGTAGGTAGAATTTCGACTGTACCAACCAAATCTTTATTTTCCCATCCCATATCTACGATGTTGTGACTTACATTTTTTAAATTAACAACAGACGATTCTGGGTGATCCAATTCACCCATAGCACGACGTTGTTTAACGAAATTTTGCATATACGCTTCAGCTTCTCTCTTTAGTACATCTTCTGGATATACACGGCCGTTTTGGTTTTTTGCATCAGCACGTTGTAATACGCCGGTTACGTATAATTTTCCATCTTTAAGAGATTCATTTAAAGATGTTTTTTTGAATTCAAATGGAAGAATATCTATCAGTACTTGTTTCATATATGTTAAGCTTTAGGTTGTGTTGTTCCTGGTTGTGTATTTTGAGCCTGATCGGGAGTAGTTACATCCTCCTTATCAGCGGTTATTTTGTTTGATGGAACAACATTTTGTTGACTTTCTGGTTCAACTAATGCTTTTGATTTAGCAACTTGATATTGATCCTTTGGCTTCAAATTATCAGCATTACCTAAAATTTTAAGTTTAAATCCTGGTTTAATGAAGAATTTAGCTACCTTTTGTTTATTTTCTTCACGACCAATAATTATGATGACGTATCTATCATAATAATAATCAATTGCAACACCTGTTACATTGATTGTATAATCTGTTTCAGGCTGTTTATATCCTTTGCTGGCTCTAACCACAATTTTCTTACCCAAGATTTTGTCTTGGATCGACTTTTGTAGATTGTTCTTCAATGCTTCAGTTGAACCTTTTAGTTTTGTATCAAATGCAGTGAAGTCAGGAAGAACGTCGTAGGTTTTTAAATCTACAGAAGCGGGTTGCTTAGGTTGAGTTGGTTGTGCAGCTTGTGCAGCTTGTGCAGCTTGTGCAGCTTGTGCAGCTTGTGCAACTTGTGGTTGAGGAGCAACAGGTTTAGTTTCTTGTTCGTATTTAAGACCATTAAACCCCTCGGTCACAGGCAAAGAACCTTGTTTATACCCAATTAAATTGGGATCCATATCAGGATCATTGTGTTGAACCAAACCATTTTCATCAGTATACGTATTGCCTAATTCAATTGATTGTGCGGGTGTTGCGTAAGCTGGACCACTATACATTTGATTTTCCAACTTATAACCAGTACTTCTTTTGATAGGTTTAGCTAACGTATAACCTAATTGTGTTGCAGCTCTAACGTTTCCTGGTCCACGGCGACTAAATGCAAATGGTGTTCTAGCAGCATCACCGCCAACAGCAACAGGACCAGATGCAACTGGACCTGTGCCTGTTGTGCTAGCTTCATTTTTAGTCTTTAATTTGGCTAAAATTGATTTAATCTTTTCTTTAAGATTTTGTTTCATTTTTGACATCAATCTTTTTAATTTCTTCTACCAACTCATATGCATTCAATAAAGAAGTCAATTGATTTTCTTTAATTACACCAATACAAGACTTGGTAGAAAATTGACTAATAACTTCGTTTATTTTAATCTTAACCACTTCGGATGTAACATTTTTAACTTGATCCTTCAATACTCCACTGATTCTTTTGTATTCTTCATTGACATACTTAGTAAATTTACTGGAATTAGAAACATTAGTAATATATTCCTTCAATAGTTTCTTTTGATCAGGCAATAGATTGTTGTATTTGGTATTGAAGTTCTCAATTAAAAACTTATATGCTAACAATCTTACTTCTGCACTTTGATTTCCATAAACATCCATTGATTCTTGATCTGATTTCTTTTCTTTTGTCAAATTTTCTATGATATACTCTCTTGATTCTAATAACTCAGAAACTTCAAACTTAGACTCACTTTTATCTTGATCTTCAAATAGTTTATAAATAGATGCGTATAACTTATAATTTGGAATCTTGTTCTTTAAAAATTCATCAATATTATACTTTTCTTTAATCTCTTTGATGATATTATACTTCTGTTTATTCAATTCACGTTCATCGATCTTGGATCGTGTTTGCAACACAACATTCAAAAGTCTTTCACCTGATGATACGTCTTTACTTTTTTGTTGTAAAATAAAATTATAAAGCTGCACTTCTTTTCCAAGTTCTTTACTTTCGTGAAAGTACTTGAACATTAAATTTTTAGTAAATGATTCATCTCTTCCCGCTAGAATGTCGGCTGTTATTTGTCGAGTGAGTAGTTCAAACAATATTCCAGCATTCTTGAATTTCGAATGTTTTGCTTTCTTGTGCATATTATTTATTATTATTTATAAATATAATCAATGTGGTTAAATATATAGGAATTATACTATTCTTTTATATTTTGTTCATCCATAAAAGATTTTTCGTTTCCTTCTCTTAAAATTTCTTTTTCTTGATCCAATGTTTTCAACAAATCGGTCAATCCTTTAATAGACTCCAATGACAACGGAGATCCATTCTTATATTTGTGTGATACTGATAAATCACTACGTCTATTGTTTTCCAATGTGCCGAACGGATCTTCCCCAAATGGATATTTACTAGCATCTTTTCTGCCTGTTTGATCACGTTTTTCTGCTAATTTTGGCGGAGTTGATTTTTCAGCACCAGCTTTAGTTTCTGTATCACCCGCACCACCAGCTTCAGCTCCACTTTCTGGAGCAGAATTTGCTCCAGATTCAGCTCCTGGACCTGGCTCAGATCCACCACCTGCACCTTGGTCGCCTTTATCGTCCTTATTTAAAAATGACAAAGCTGGATCGTTACCTTCTTCTTCAATTTGTTTAAATCTATAATTTCCTTTAGCGTCGTCAATTAGTTGCTTTTGCAAGGATATCATATCTTGATCTGACAAACCGAAAATATTTTCATAAATCCACTTTTTAGAAAATACTTTTTGTTCTTGCATATCTTTGCAAAGTTCAACTTTACTCTTGTATACATCTATTTTTTCTTTTTCAAAGATAGTGGATGGATTAGTCAACTCAAGAGTAAAATCTACCAGCGACTCATCTCTATATCCTTGACTATACAAATGAATAACTGCAATTTTATTCAATTCGCTAACCATAATACGTTGTATACGTTGTACTGTTCTAGCAAATCTTATGTCTTCAGCTGCCAATGTAGCTTTACCACTCAAGGATTCGTCGTACCCCAAAAATGCTTTGGGTATCTTAAGTGCTGCCATCATTTTATTACGAAGGTACTCAATATCATCTGTACCTGTCCACTCCAATCCAGATAAATTTTCAATACTAGTGCCACTATCACTACCACGAACTGGTAAGAAAAAGTCCTCTACCATATTTTGTAGATTGAACCTTAAATTATAATCTCCAGTTTGTTGATCCAAATATGGAACCTTTTTCATTTGGTCCATAATGCGTTGCATATGATTATCAACTTCATTTGGTGGAATATTACCAATATCAACTTTAAAAATACGTTTTTCAGGAGCACGCATAATACGATGAATTAACATTGCGTCTTCCATCAAACTCAATTGTTTCCATACACGACGAGCGCCTTCTAAAGTACTTTTTCCATATGGTAGAAAGTTACTGTCACTCAATAATCTAAAATGTGCAATTTGATAGTTTTCCAAATCTTCTAATTTGTTTCCGTATGGCAAATTGACTTGAAATTTAACAAAGTTTTTATTGGTTAAATGTGCATTTTCTACGCGGGTTACATAATATGTACTCAATGGTTCTACCAAATAAACACCATATTCAGGACTAATATGAAGACGCAGGTAAAAATCACCATATTTAACCATACAACGTGCCCAACTCCACAGGTTAAATTCGATATTTAGAATATCATAGAACAAATTGTGTAGAATATTCTTAATTTCGTCGTTGGAAGATTTGATATGAATTACTTCACCCATTTCATTTCGGGTTGTACATTCATCCGCATAAATATCCAATGCAGATGCAAGAATTGGGTCCATATCCATCGTATCATAATCACGAAATAATTCGACACGGCTACTTTGATATGATAAATTGAAATCTCTGGTATATTGATTATACGAAGTTGTACGTAATCTATTAAAACGGTCTCTTAAACTATTACGATCTGTAGCATACTGAATTTCATCAGTGTCGATAACTTTTAATTTTTTACCACCAACGTTACGAACAATCACATCATTTGAAAACAAACGTTTCAAACGAGCAAACAAAGATCGACTTCTTAATTCTTGAAAAGATTTATCTGACATATTATTTATCTATAGTATATAAGTATTTACAACAACCAAGTTAAACTTTCTTTTTTGTCATTAACGGTGAAATCCATAGTTTTGTGGTGATCAGGTACAGCACTCACTTGTTTTGGAATTGAAATTTGACTTGTTACTTTTGATATTTTTGAAACAATAGCCTTATTATAAGCTATTTGTTCGTTTCTAAGTTTCAAAGCAGTTTCACGTACCCACAAACCAATTCCAATTGCCATAACCAAATCGTCATTGTATCCCTTCATAGCTTCTGCTTTTGGTCCGTTCCAAATGAATACATTCAGTTCCTCATATAGTCTTTTGGATTTCATTATAACTTGTTTTTGTCTAAAAAATAATTCCAAGTTACTTATAATTAAAGGTCTATTTTTACTGGTTGTAGCAAATCCAGGAATTAACTTTTTATCAGCTGTATTTAATTTATTGGAATATGTTTTTTCTACGTCAACCACGGTCAAATCTGACGCACTATAAAACGTATTTTGATAATCCCTATCAATAATTTGTTGTAATGAAGCCCATCCTATATTGTTATTTTCCACCACCAACAAAGCATTGTTGTATTCTGTAGCAACACTGACCAATAAATTGCCATAATCTTTTGTAGTTAATTGGCCTTTATATTCAGCCACTTGTTCCATTGTTTCTATATCTATAACGTGAAATGCACTAAAATCTCCACCATCTCCTCTAGCGCAGTCAGCGGTCAATATATAATTTTTACTATAATTGGGATAATCCCAAATCCATAGGTCTTGATTATTACCACGTTTTTCAACAGGATCTTTTAGATAGGTTTGTTTGTAAAACTCAAGAACATCTACACTTACAACTTGATTGCCAGATGTACTAAAGTCACAATCACATTCTTGTGCTGCCCCTTTTACTCCTGATAATTCTGTCTGTTTATCTCTCCAAGATTGATCACGTTCTGGGTGTAGATGCCACGGCAATCTAATTGTCTTAAAATTATTCTTACCTTCCTCTGCTTCAAGCCACGTTTTATGGAAAAAGTTACCAACGCCATTCGGGGTACTCAATATAATAGCTCGACCACCCGTAGACAGTGTATATTGAGAAGATAGCCAGATTTCCTCAATACCATCAATAAATGCAGCTTCGTCAATGATTAGTAATGATAGTGCAGATGAACGGCCAGCGGTACCCGCAGATGATACTGCTTTGATTTGAGAACCATTCTTTAAACGTAATGATAATCTATTATCTTCTACACACGGAACTTTCAACCAACTCGGTAAATTGTCATTAGCAAATCTTACCTTAGTAACAATTTCCTTTGCTGTTTCTTGTGTAATACTAATACAAAGAATATTCTTGTCGTTGTGAAATGTCATTAACCACAAACTATAAGCAGCTGTAAGAGTACTAATACCCATCTGACGACTTTTAAGAACAATGTTTAATTGATTATCAACAAAGTTTTGTAAAGCTTCTTCTTGGAATGGATAAAGTTCAAATCCAACAGTACCTCTAATAGGATGTTGTATCTTAACATACTTCTTCATGAAGTATATAGGATCCTCAATACACTTCTTATACTCCTGCTTTATTATTTCTCTTAAATTTAGCTGACTCATATTTCTCTTCGTACTCTTTTATTTTAAGATTCAATTCTTCCAATCGAACGTCAATGACACCTATATCCTTTGTCAAATCTTCAAATATTTTATTGTAATCTATATTACCATCCCACTTTTCAAACGATCCATCTTCCTCAAGAAATGTAACATCTTTATCTTTATTTTCTTCGCAGAACTTTTTACTTTCTTCAAACTTTTTCTTGTAATCTTCTAAAATACTACGTTCGTTTTTAAGATCCTGTAGTTCGTTGTAAACTTCAAACATTCCCATCATTTTTAGTTCAGTTTGAAAATTGATAAAACAATCATAACAATATCCTGTTTTTGGCCATACTCGATCATCCAAATAGTTACCCCAACGAACATCCATATTACAACATTTACAACGCTGTTCATTAATAATAGTAGCACGTTTTGGTACTCTTCGTTTGCTTCCATTTTTCCAAACCCATTTACGACCTTGACTATCCTCCCATTCGTCACCTTCTTTGCGTTTATTGTTCTCCAAATTGGCATCATAGCCAACTTGTACGAATGGACGTTCGCCCGATAAATAATCTTTTACAATTGATAAATTGCTTTTACCTGATGCTTTCTTCATAACAAATACGTATTTATTTTATTTCTTAAACTTACTGTCGAGACCGTTTATAATAAAACTTCCTGTAATTTTAAATGGATCTTTACTAATACTACTATCTCTTACAACTATACCTTCGTGTTTATCTAGATCTCCGATTTTACTGGTAGCATTTTTTAATATTTCATCTCCCAATTTAATTGTGGTTAAATAAACAATAGTATCATTAACTATTTTATTTACATCTTGATCTGGAAAATCTGGAAAATCTTGACTGATATTTTTACTATCTACCGCTTTCAAAAATTGTTTACGTGTAATAAGAGGAGTAGTAAACTTTAATTCTTTTAACCAATCCGTCAAAGACTGGGTTACAGCTTTACCCATAGGATACAATGTAACTTGTTGCGTCAAAACACTTGCTAGGTTTGGTTCCGATTTGAAAGTAGTGTCAATACTACCCAACACCTTAAAACCACTCTTCATAGCAACCTTATTTAATTTGTTTATATAAGACTGCATTGCAGTTTTATCATATGGTATTTCAACAGCTACTCTGGATTTAACACTTCCATCTTTACCAAAAGTCTTTGGCTTAATTTCTTTTAATCCGTGAATAGCTAAAAAGTTCCATTTATATCCAACTACATTCGTTTGACCCTCTACATATTCAATATTGAATAGTATATTAGGATTATCTAATAATCCAAGTGTTTTCAATTCGGATCTTGTGGATGGAATTGCAGCATCAAAAATATTAATTACCTTTGTACCAATACCAATAAATCCGTGGCCTGGTTCAAATCTACTTGACAAATCTTCAGGTCTCATTCCTTTAATATCAAGTGGTTTTGCTGATCCACGATCCATTACGAACTGACCGTTTACCATACGAATACTAGCGTTTACGCCGTCAATTTTAACACTACCACCACCTTGTTTTAAAGATTTAACCGATTTTGCAAATACATCTACCAATTTAGCTCCTGTATTTGCAAAATCAAATGGATGTGCCATATGACCTCCGGCACCACCTTCACTAATTACTTCGTTCAAAATGTTATTTAGTCTTATCATATGGTTTTAAAAATGTTTTATCAAATACAGGAATTGCTTTTTTGTAAGAACTCTTAGTTTCGTCTAAACTATTATCAGTAAATTGCCAGTTCCAAAATAATTGGTCTGGTGTTTTGAATCCAAAAAACTGAAGTACTTCTTTTTGTGTTTGGGTAACATCTTTTCCATTCCAATTTTGACCAGTAGCAATAAATCCTGAATCTATATCTTTTACTATATTACTTTCACCCAAAGTAGAATGTCTGTTCTCAATCCAAGTCAATCTTTCAATCAATTTTTGATAAAAACCGTTGGCTTGTCCCCATCTCACACTAGCAAAAAAGACTACACAGTCACTTTCAAATAATTCTTTACTTATTTTCCATAATTCGTCGTTCTTATTATTAATACTAGCCCAACAACGATGTTCTCCTGTTGGGTTTTTTTCTTTATCTTTTAAAACTGAATCTTTTGTACCACAATGATTTCCCCATTTTGACGATACATTGCCCTCACACGGAACTATATTTAATTTGGTAGTATCTATCAATGATACTTTTTCTTTACCTAATAGTTCTTGTATTTTAATTGCTAATTGTGTACTCTTAGCAATATCGTCTTTGTGACCACTCCATCTATTACTGGTAGTTAACAATAGTACTTTGTTCTTGGTACGTAAATAATCTATAGTCTTCTTGTATTTGCGGGCATAAAGATCCATATCTTGCTCGCTTTGAGGAAGTTTGGCTTCTAATAATAAATCGTTTAAACTGATCATTTTGATAATTGGTCTAAAATTATTTGTTTGTTTTTTTAACGCAGTTGGGATATTTGTTACCAAACATTGTCTTCATACCTTTTTGTGTATATCCCTTCCAACATTTTTCCTCTATATTATTTTCAGCTACCCCATATCCAGATCCATATGGAGACGATTTACCAGATTCTGGATCAGATGTTTCTTTATTTAGTCTTATTGTTTTTGCTTTAGATGCTTCTTTACGATTTATAGCATAATCCAAAGCGCTTTTCAACCTACTTTTAACATTTGGATCTTTTGCATTTTGATAAGCTGCTCTAACTCTCTGATGTATAAGATTTATAATTTGAGATTGTCTCTTGTGACTTTTTGATTTAAAACCACTGCTAGCTAGTGTATCTTTAATGTCTTGTGCGGTTCTAAATTTTACCCGAACTGTATCCTTTGGATTTTCATCGGTATATAATCTTCTATCAGATCCTTTTGGCTTTTTACCAGTTCCAACTTTTGGATCAGCCTCAGATAAAACTTCATTTAAAATGTTGTTTAAACTAATCATTTTGATAATTCGTCTAATTTACTTTGCATTGTCATACCACGAATTACTTCAGGCGTACCACCATTGTCTCTATTAAAATATAATTTTAATAAAGATGGGTCAACTGCTTCTTTAACCTGTGGTTTGGTTAAATCTTCAATAATTTGAGTCAAACGTATCATAATATATAAATATATCCAATAAATAAAAAACCCCGCTTATTTCTAAGCGGGGTTTTTTATTGCGTTTAACTCAACTTATACGTTAAAAGCTGCGCCCGTTGGGAGTATGTTGAAATCGAGGATAATGAATTCAGCAGTACGGGTTGGTTGGATAAAGATCTGACCATATAGAATATTTCTATCAATCAAGTCAGGAGTATTGTTTGTATCATCCATCTTGACTTGGAATGCGTAGATACCGTTACGTTGTTGTACTGATTCCAAATATGGAGTTACAATACTCAAGAAACGATTTCTTGTAGAAGCAACGTTTTGTTCGAATACCAAGTAGTTGCTTGAACTTGCGATAAACTTCTTCAAGTTGATCAACAAACGACGTACATTGATACGATCCAAAGCACTTGGGGCGATTTGTAGAGTCTTTTGACCCCATACACAAATACCTTGACCAGGGAACGCTGCGATTGGATTTACACGACCTTCATACAAGGTATCACGTTCACTGTGAGTTACACGATCAAGTACTTGTACTGCGGTTGGAATACCACCACGGTTTAGACCGGCTGGAGCGTACCATTCAGCAGCGGAGTTATCGTTAGCAGCGTAAACTGCTGGCAATACTACTGAAGGAGGAACACTAATAATCTTGTTGGTATTAGTATCTAGAATCTTAACCCAAGGATAATAAGTACCTACATAGTTACTATCAATTGTAGCAACAGTATTAATTGCTGCATCAATCAATCCTACAGTTTGATTGCTTGCTGGGAACACTACGTTATCCATAATGTAGAAACAATCTTGACGAGTTTCACACATATCAATTACCAATTCGGTAACATAACTGTGTTGTTCACGGAAGATACCTGGAGTTACAATCAAGTTAATATCAAATTCATCAGGATTACCGATTGCAGCAATTGCTTGCTTATAAGCGATACTACCTGGGCTATTGATATTTGTACAATCTAAACCTTGTGTATTACCAGCTGTAATATTACCACCTACATTGATTGGAATTGCTGGCCATTGACCTTCAAATCCACCTTGGAATCCAAGTACAAACTTACGTAGTTTGACATATGTAGATTCATTTACAGCGTCGTAAACACTTGGAATACTACCACTCAATGTTGGAGATAGTAGTGATCCAGTACTCACGTATGTGCCTTGAGCATAGAATTTACTATTTGTTGTACCCCATACCTTATCTTCTAAATCGAAGTCGATATTAGTACCATTGCTATCAGATGCACCGTAGTATGGTAGTGGTTTGAAGTATTGTTTGGTGTTATTGTCTACACCTACGCCAAATGAAGATGTTGGGTATAGAGCTTGAATTTCACTGTCAGTGCCTGGAACACTTCCAAATACTGTACCAGATGGATACTTACCAGGACCTAGACCATAGATACTTGCCTTACTGTATTGTATAGCAGGTACATAGTTACTTGCAGTACTATCAATTGGGGTACTATATGATTCGAATCCGTATGGTACGCAACTTACTGGGTAAGAAACGTCACTGGCTTCAATTCTGATATATTTGCTCAATGTGGTGAAATCACCAAATTGAATCAATTTACCAGCATAAGTGATATATGCATATCTGTTACCAATTCTACGAGCAACATAATTTGCAGACTCTGGATCCAAATTCAAGTTTTGGTAGATTTCCAAATACTTTGGCTTCTTATCAGTATCACTATAAGCACGTACTGCTAGTGTGAAACTACCCCAGTCACTGCCTGGAACAGTACCAGCCAACTTAACGTTGCTAATTTCAATCTTAAACTTAGTGTTACTTAGTGTACCATCGCTCAAGGTGTGAACTTTGAACAACTTGAACTTAGTTGGTTGAGCGGCTACATCAGCACTACCTTTGAATGGAGCAATCTTTTGACTGTAGATCCAAGGGGTAGAAGCATTAGTAATGCTGAATTGACTATCGCCGTTATTCAAATCAGTACTATATTGATCAACGAACTTTAGAGGTTCACCGACAATAGAACTTCCTGATAGATTACTTGTACCTACTTGTAGTCTCCATCCATAAGCACTTGTCTTTTCAGCTACGAACTTCTTGATACTATCTTCGAATAGAACGTAGTTATAAGCAGCTTCAACTTTTTGACCAGCAACTTGTTTGTTAGGATTACCAACGGTTGGATCTACACCGAATACTTCTTTGATATAGTTATTATCATTTTCATTCAAGCTAAAGTCATAGTAACCATATGTACCGGCACTGGTACCGCCAGCTGGATTTGTATAGCTATACTTCAATGCCAAGTTGTAAACATTTTCATTAGGATTAATTACACCCTTATATGGGAATGTGCTACTTGTTAGTTGGCTTAATGTTGAGGTATTGAAACCAAATACTTGATAATCACTGGTGAATTGTGATGAAGCATTTTGAGTATTTGCTAATACTGACAAGATCAACTTTTGACGACCTGTTAGTACTGGATTACATTGATCTGCACTTGCATTATCTTGACTTGTAAATCCACCGGTATATTTACCGAAATCACCACTTACTACACCTCTTACTTGTAGACCAGCTACACAAGTTCCAACACCACGTAGTGAATGGAAACTACCACTTTGAAGTGTTAGTGTTGTAGCTGCTTCCACATTGAAGTTTGTTAGATTGTAAGCGATATTACCATTGAAGTAAGATGAACTTACTAGATCAACAGTTGTTGTGCTTTCATCGAAAGCGGTAGCAATTGCTGTTTCGGCATCAATATTTGAACCTTGTAGACTTGAAGTTAACAAGAAGAATTTAGTACCGACTGGTTTTGCATTACCATTGGCAAGAGTTGCAGTACTGAATTTACGTACCAATAATCCAGAAGAAACTGAACCGATATCAACTGTTTTATTGGCGTACAAGATACTACCACTCAACTTACCTACACCATCAACGTCATCTGCGGTTACGCCACTTGTTAAAGTTGCGGATCCAAATTTAACATTCAATGACCCACTGATTGTCATTGTTGAAATATCAATACGTTGTGTCAACTGAATAGAAGAACTTAATCCTCCGCCAATGAAATCTTGGTTATTCAAACTTGCAGTTGCAAACGATGTATTTTGATTTGCGGCTTTAGCAAATACTAATCCGAATGTATTTGGAGCATTAAAAGAAGATGTCAAATAACTATTGGAAGTACTGGTATCAAATGTTAATTTTAGCTTATTTGATGATGCGCCGCCAACTGTAACACTACCATTTATATTTGATTTTTCAAAATCAAATGCGGCCAATGAGTGGTCGATGGAACTACCTAGTTTTGCTACTTTACCACCTCTAGCTACTACTGAACTGCTAAACAATTCATAATGTCTTGTAGAAACTACTTTAAATACTTTACCCAAACTGGATGAAGTTGACAAAGAAGCTGAAAGTGAATTAATTCCAACAACACTTCCAACTGTAGCTAAGAAAGAAGCAATTTCAGCGGTTGTTGCTCTTGTAAATGTAGCAGATCCTGTTATACCACTACCAACTGAACCTTTAATTGCAGCTGAACCGGTAATACTAATAGGAGTACTAGTTTGTTGATATATTACATTTGATGTATAATCTGTAGTATCAATATACATAAATGAAGCGGTTGTGATAGCTCCTTTATCAGCGTCTCTGTCCCAGATACCTGGTTGAGCATATACAATCAATGGATTCTTTTGCCAGTAACCAGTTAGACCACCTACACGAACAACGGTAACGATACCTTGTTGTAGTAGATATTCTTTGGCTGTGTATGGTCCATAATACACACCATCAGCGACACCGAATCTTGTTTCTAATTCAGCTACGTCGGTTATTGTATTTGGAAAAAACGCTGGTCCATCAGCGAATGGAGCTATAATTGCTCCTCCAATGTTTGCTACTCCTTGAGCCAGACCGGAGAGGTCATTTTCACGTGTGAATACACCTGGGCTTACTATATTTTGTGTTGGGGCGAATCTACCGCCTTCTGTTATTGGCATAATATTAATATCCTTTCAAAGTTATATTTAAATTATAAATATAACTGAAAAAATCCAAGAACCAACTATTTATTATATCTTTAAATATTTTGTTCTATTAATAATTGATCAATAACGTCAATAACCATTTTTGGAGTTATTTGTTTGGTACACTCAAATTCTTCTCTTTTATCTGATTTTGGACACCACTTCCAATTTCCCTTGTCAAATAACGAATCATTCCAACATCCTGTGCATACTGAATGATTTTGTACTCGATACGGAGTCTCAAACTCGGTATATGGATAAGAAAACCCACTAATTAATACCACTGGCTTTTTAACTGCCCAAGCTAACCAAGATAAACCAGATGGCAGTCCAATAAAAAATTCACTGTGGTGTATTTGATTCATACGATCTTCAAGAGGTTTATCTCCTGTATAATCCAAAGCATTTGATGGCATATTGTTGACATAATCGTTTCCATTGCCAAATACTTTATGTTTATCAATACAAATTACTTCAAAGTCTTTCGACTTGAGATACTCTACTACTTTTTCCCACCCACCTTTATTGTTCCAATACTTTGCTTGACATGTACTTTGCGTTGCAATAGTAACATATCGTTTCTTTAGTGGACGTTCTTTTATTTTAAAGTCAATTAGAGGTAACTCTGGTTCGTATGGTAGTCCCAAATAATCGCTTGCTATTTTTTGCAGTGGTTGTTTTCTAGGATCAGATTTACATCTATCATTATTTGTTCCATTTTCATCAACATAATATCCCAGTTTGTAAGTAGCAAAAGCATCTGATACATATTTGTTGTGGTTAACAAACTTAATTTCAGGATATTTGCTTTCAAAAATATTTTTTAAAGGCAACTTTACATAAAGATCACATTCGTGTTTCTTTCTGAATTGTTCAATGATAGGCATCCAAGCCAATTGATCCCCCAAAGAAAAACTTTCATATTCAACTAATACCTTCTTATTCTTCAAATTGAATTTATAAGTTTCTACCAATTCATTTGTCTTATTATCCTTGATATGAACTTCGTAAGGAATGTAATACGTAAAATTACAACTTCCCCACCAATTGTGTTTTAAATCTGTTTCGTATTTAATAGTATTATCATCACTATTATAGAATGTAACGTGAAAACTTTGTTCTGTGTCAATTGGGTTATCAACTTCTATTTTTGCATTATCATTAAAAGAATACTTAAATACAGCATTTGTTTTAATACTCTTGTTATTCTTTTTTATATTTTCATAAACATTAATGTGTCGAATAGCAAATAATCTTTCAGTATACTGATCGTATAAATCGATTAGTTGATCTACACGATTAAAATAAGAATTTGCATTAGCAGTTTGAAGTGCTTTATTTTTATATGTGTCGTAGTCACTGACTATATTTTGTATAGCGGATTTTATTTGTTCTACATTACGTTCGACAACAATCATACCATCATATGACTTTTCTTCAAATGTTCCTACTACAGGCAAACCACAACTCATTGCTTCTAATAAAGTTAAATTGGGATGACCAGCTTCTAATTCAGATGGATGTAAGAATATAGAATGTTCGTTATATAAATTGATTAATTGTTCTTCTGTCAAATCAAATAACTTTGTTAATTTATCATATTGATTCAATTCAGAATCTAAACTATCAAAGAATTTTTTATTGTTTGATGGCCCAGCGATTGTAATTGGATATCCCAATTCTTTAGCAGCTTTAATTGCATATACGAATCCCTTTCTATCATATGACTGATTGTTCGCATAACCATTATTTGCAACGCACAACAATTTATTCACATCGTTTTTGTTATTCGTACATTTGAAAACGTTTGTATTAACAGCGTGAGAAAAATATCGTAATTTTTTACTGCCAAAATAATCAACTAAATATTTGGCTGGACAGGTTGATATTACACTGTTTTCAATAGCTTGTAGATTTTCCTTATATACAAATGAATCTTTGCCATACAAATAAGCGTGATGATCGTGTAAACTAAAGATATATGGTATACCACGTTTATGACATTCATTTGCAAGATTTGCTACGTGAACGTGTACGATTATATCATCCGCATACTGAATTTCATTTAGATATTTTATTTGACATTCCAATCCTTTAGAATTTAAGAGTTGATAATAATCCCAAATAATTTTTTCAACAGCCCCCCATCCATTAGGCGGAATTGGCAATAAACCCAGATTAACTTGTATAATTTTCATTGTGTAACTTCAATAGAACCGTTAATATCTATGTCTTCTAATCGTCTGAAAGACTTTTTATAACTCCTCAACAAAATTTTATTTTGATCATATAGATTGTTTTCAATTTCGTAAAAGTTATCGTTTTCAAAATCATTTGCTAAATAAAAACAAACTTTGTCTGATACATCGTATGTATAGTTATTAACAATCACACCATTCTTTTTTATTATAATTTCATTTATTCTATCATCTACTTTATTATTAATATAAGTCAATACGCCAAACTTATTTATATTTTTCATTCTCAATACAGATAGATATTCTACCATAGAGAATAAATTATTCTTACTATTACTTAAATACGTTTCTTCGTTATTTGTATAATCTATGTACAAATCATTTTTATAACCGATCAGTTTGTTATAATAAAATTGTTCCAGTCCGTTTGAAATATTCTTTTGGGTAACAAAATCCATATACTCTGTAGACGTATAATACTTAAACTTTTCTAAAAAGAATTGAGTGTTAATACCGTGGAATACAGTCTTAAATGTATCTCCTTCTGATGCTTTATCATAAAAAAAGAATGCTTTTTTATTAATCAATATTTCATCAACATCGTACAATTTTGTAAAATCAGAATCTGAAATAACCATGTCATAGTTAAAACAAATTGCATTTTTATATCCAATTTTATTGGCTAAGGATATACCATTATAATAATTTATTAATACAGCGAGACCGTGATAATTGTCACAATCAGATGGTGGAAAATATAAATTAATTTTGGTATTATTTGAATCATATGTCCATCTATTATAGAAATTATGTTTTAGAATAGGATTGTTTGCGTCGTATACATAATGGTCAACTGCTTGTTGTAAGGTTACACTAGCTGGATAGTGTGATGTCAATAAAACTTTATAACCAGCTTTTTTAGCTTGGTTAATTGATTCTAATGTTGTATCTTCTATAGCTTTAAAATTTGGATGTGTTGATATAACAACCACTGTATCTTTACTTGCAGTTTTATTTGAAACCAAATTGACAACCTCCAAATCAGAGATTATTCCTAATTGATTTTTTATAAGTTTTACATTACGATTAAAATTGGTTTCGTCCAAATACTTGATAGTCTCAAATACCTTATATCGATTAAGATAAACAGGTAAGTTATATAATAAAGATGGTATATTATAAGATATAGCTTCTTTAATTACGATTGGAGCTGTTTCTTTATCGGTAGCGTGTCCTCTACTGGTGAATAGAAACAGATCCATACAACTATAGAAGTTTTCTACATCTTTTCTTTCACCCCAAACTTTTACATTCTTTGGCAAATTTTCTAATAATGGTTGCCAATAGGTTTTAAAGTTATCAGCCATATTACCCAAACAATGAAATTGAACATTTTCTTTTTCCATTGCCCGAGCATATTCTATAAATTCTTTTTGATTTTTGCGTGGAGTAAATAATCCAACATGCAATACGTGTTTTTTGTTTTCATCCAATCCCAAAAACCTTAGTCCTTCAGTTCTATTTTTTCTACATTTAACCGCAATTGGATACTCAATAACATCCGTACTTACATTAAGAGATTCCAGATTTTGTTTTTGATAATTACTGACAAAGGTAAATTGGTCTGGAAAAACTCTTTTTCTTTTGGGATCAAAACTACTATCGTGGGATGTCTCTACAATTAGATATTCTCTGTCTTTATTATAGAGTTTGGTTGCTAAATTAACATCCATAAAATACTCAGGCATTTCTTCAAGATGAATAATGTCTGGCTTTATGTCATCGATTAGTTTGAATAACTCAAACTTATTTGATGATAATGTATAAAATCTTTTACCGCAGATTTTTTGAAGTTGTTTTCTTTGTACAACTAAAACTCCTCCTGTAATATCATCATATTCTACACAATATATTTCATAGTCACTTATTAATGACTGTATCTTCTTTAGTAGAAATTGAGGTAGTCCACCTGTAGAAAGATGTGGTGCTATAAACAATATTTTTTTCATAATTTACTTATTGAGATAGATAGTATTCATATGGTCTATATTATGATCTAATGCATTTTCTTTGCAGCTTAATTTATATCCCATTTTTTCAAATCTATTGATTATCTTTAAAAGATTTGAACCATCATTACAGTGAAATTCAAAAAATATACTATGAACATTTTTAAAAAAATCATCACTGGTGTTTTCAAAAAAATCGTATTCGGATCCTTCAATGTCAATTTTGAGATAAGTTGGCAACTCCAAATTATTATCATATACAAACTTTTCTAAATTAATAGTATCAACTTCGAACGTCCCATTGACACTAATATTAGATGAAACTGTAGATTCTTTTGTGCCGAATTTTACTTTTGAAAATGTTCCAGCAATTGCATTATTAAATGTGGTTGCATTTTTTCCATACTTGTCCAAGTTATAATTCAGATATCCAAATATTTCTGGATGTGGCTCAAATGCATATATTTTTTTAACATTATAATTAGAGCATACAATTGAAAATGCGCCTATGTTTGCTCCTAAATCATAAACAACATCGTCATCTTTTATTTTAAAATTATCTAAGAAATAATCATCGTAAAAAAACGTATGATACGACGGGTATGTAATATCACCTTTCTTAGATTTTAAATCTAAACATCTAAACCTTTTAACACCGTGATAATTTTTATTAAATAAAAGATTATTGTTTACATCGTGAATTTCAATAGAAAAACCAGGATGAGTTTTATTAAAAACTTCTTTTATAAAAGATAAACGATGATTATACGTCCACAAATCGTATCCAATTGTGCAGTGATGATACATCACATTTGAAATTAGATTGGAATCTAAACTTCTTAGTGTTATTAAGAATTCACAATTAATAGAACTGTCATTTATAGTTTGAAATAATCCGTCGTCGGAAATATTGATAGTTAATTTGCCAAATTTTTCTAAATAAATTGTATCTGTTAAAGACATATTAAATATATACTACCTTACTAAATCCATTTTCTTTTTTTATTTCGATTTGTTCATCTACCATATCTCGCATTTGATCCAAATGACTAATCACCCAAATAAAATCAAATTGATGTTTTAAATAACTAAATAAAGCTCCCATTTGTCCCAAATGATCACTATCAGCACAACCAAATCCTTCATCAATACAAATAATATTTGGTCTTGGTAAATTGCTAATATTAATTAATGATACTCTGATAGCCAAACCACTGACAAACTTCTCCATACCACTAGCCATTTCTAATGGCCAACGTTTATCATCGTAAACAATGTTAGTCATAATGTTCTTGCCGTCTGTCTGAAGAGTGATTGTAAATTCAACAAGTTGTTGTAGAATATTATTTACCTCTTTTTCAATTTCAGGCAATGTTTTGGTGATGATTTCATATGGAATACCGTCTCGACTAATAATATTAGTATACAACTTATAAGCCTCGTATGAAGCTTCAAGTTCTTTAACTTTATTTAGTTGTTCTGTAGTATTTTTATATTGTAATTCCAACTTGCCCTTTTCAGTGGAAGAGTTAAACAATTTATTATTGACCGATTTAATCTCCGATTCAATATTTTTAACAATAGTTTTCACTTCATTAACACTAACGAGTAGTTTGGAATTGTTTTCAATAATATCCTTGTTCTTATAAAAAGTTTCAATATTTTGAATTACCCCATTCAAATCATTTTGTAATCGGATCTTGAAATTTTCATCACGTAATATTGCCGTAGATAAAACTTCCTTGGTCTTTTCTAATTTAACTTTTTCGGCATCTACACGTTGACATTCCTTATAACGAGATTCAATATCTCCAAATGAATCCAACTTAGATTTGATGACATTAAATTCTTCTACTAAGATTTTGCCCTTGTTTTTATCAAGTTCAAGTTCTTCCTTAGTTTTAATAGCATCTTTTACGAATACGTTATTTACGCAGTACGTGCAATTAGGATCATACTTGTGTTCCTCTAACTTTTTCAACTTATCAATTTTATTCTTAACTACTACCTTAAGTTTTTCTATTTCAGAAGACTTTTTAGACTCGTTATCTTTACAGATTTTATATTGATCATAATCACTTTCTATATTTTCACAACTCTTCAAAGAAGAAGATAAATCTGAAAGTTGAGTTTCAATTGATGAAAACTTAGTTTTTTTCTGGTTTATATCAGTTTCAAATGTATTGATCTTAGATTCTAACTGGGTCTTTTCAGATTCTAATTTGGTTATATCAAAATCAAAATTAGCTGTTTTAATAATATTATTAGACAACTCCAAAAGTTTATTATTTTGATCTTCTTTCTTGACCTCTAGATCTTTTATATCACAATTATACTGTGATATATTTTTATTATTTAGATCAATGCTACCAGAAACATTTTGTAAATCCTCAATTAAACTATCTTTGCTGATGTTCTTAAGTAGTGTATTAGTCTCCTTAAACTTATCATTTGCAATAGTGTATAACTGATCAAATACGGTTAGACCCATAAATTGACACAATAAGTCTTTACGTTCGGTCTGACCCAAATCAATAAATGATCCAGTTTTACTATTTTGAATGCTTAATACTGTAAGAATAAAGTCTTCATATGTACCAACATAATCTCTGATAATATCGTTGGTACTACGACGAGCTTCACCATTCAATGGTACTTCATTGCCATTTTCAATTTTATAAAACTTGACATCTACTTTGACATTTCCTTTTTTATCAGCCTTGCCGTCTCGTTCAATGAAATAATCGACTCCATTTACTTCAAAGTTGAACTTACAACGAAAACTCATTTTCTGAGTATTCAATACGTGTACAGCTTTGTATCCTTTGCTAAACTTATCGAATACACAAAATGCCAATGCGTCCATAATACTAGACTTACCACTAGCATTAGGTGCAAATAGTCCAATTGTACCTTTCAATTTGGTAAAGTCAATTAAGTTTCCTTCGCCATAACTAAACATATTATCAAATTCAAAAATCTTTGGCTTCCAACGAATATTCTTTGGAGCTTTATCTTTTGGTATTTCCAAATTAATAGTTTTATTCAACTCTTTGACTTTATAAATCAAATCAGTTGAAACACTCTTTGATAAAAGATTTTCTTCAATCAGTTTATTTTGATAGTCTACATCAAAGATATTATGGATATCAAATATTTGACCGGATTTTAAAGTCAAATCTGTTGTGGGTTCATCAATTCGATTAAATGTGGTCTCAATGATATCACACTTATTCTTAACTTCATTGATGATTTCTTTTACCTGAGATGGAATAGATTCACAACAAAGTGTACGAATGCGAACTTTTGATGGAATATTGCTGATGTCCGTGACTAATTTACCTTTATTGATTTCAATTGTATAAAAACCATAATCATTCTTTAGTTCATAATGTTTATAAACTTTTCTCTTTAGATCCCACATCAAAAATCCGTGTCCTTTAAGATCTTCGCCGTGGTTCTGTTGAATCATAGATCCAGCGTATACAATTACAGGCTTACTTTCAGTTTCATCATATTCTTGTAGAATTTGATGTTTATGAATATCGCCCAACATTGCAATGTGATGACCATCAAATAGTTCATTTGTAATAGCACGATTACTTACAGTATATCCAACATCCGTAACAGCGTGATTTACTGGACCGTGGAATAATGCAATATGATGATCTGTTTCTACACGATGTTTAGATGGAATATCCTTATATCGAATATACTTATCAGGATCATCAAATACACTGAAATTATTAAATAAGATGTTTTGATAACGATATACTTCGGTATCTTTTAGATAATAAAGGTTTGGATGATTTAATGCCTGTACAATTGGAGTTAAACAATCCAATCTTGACTTGTTTGCTAACGTAGCATCGTGGTTACCAGCTGTTAAAATTACGGGTACACGATCAGCACAACTTTTTAGAAAGTCGCTTCCAATTTTAACACACTCGGGACTTAAATCTGATTTGTTGTGAAAAACATCGCCAGCAATAACTAAGATTGCATTTAATGATTTAGCTTTATCTAAAGCATTATAAAAACGATCAAATACAGATGTATATTCGTCGTGTCGTTTTGTTAGACGAATGTGAATATCTGCAACATGCATCACGCAGTTGATTTTATCGTCGGTATTTTTTAGTATAATCATAATTTAACCGTTAATTTAAACTTGTACAGTAGACTCTCATTCATTCTAACACTGTTGTGTATGGTTTGCCAAGTCTTTTCGTGACCCAATTCATTTGGATCTTTACCATCAAGTCGTACCAAATAAGTTTCTATATTGTTGGCAAGTAAAAAATCACAAATTTTCAGACTTGATGATAATGCATCGTTATCCAAAAGCACATTTACTCTAGGTGGTTTATTATCCATCAACTTCATTCTGAGTGTTTTGGATAAGGTTTTCCCAAAAAGAGGTATTGCGTTATATTTCACAGACATAGCATCAAATACACCTTCAACCAAAGTAATCGGTTGATTAAAATCTGTAAACAACTCAAACCCTACGATGTCCTTGCTACCATCACACAATCTATATTTGAGATATCCATCATAAAATGATCTACCACAATAAAAGTTAAGTTTTCCTGTGGAGTCATATGATGGCACAATTACTCTATTTATAAATGCACCACTATTGCAATAACCAATATTGTATCTAACTATATCAATCGTAGTTATATTTCTATTTAAACAATAACTCAAAGCACGTTTATATTCAATATCACTATTTGGTTTACACAACGGTTTAAACTCCTCAGGCAAACTTAATATCTTTTTTTCTTCTTTTACTTCGACGTTATTTCGTTTTGGTACATCTTTACATAAAACGTCATAATATTCTTTGGGCGCTTTTACTTTTTTAAGAAGACTATGAAAACTTTTTCCGCTAAAGTTACACACCCAACATTGGTAAAAACCAGTTTTGGTGTTTATGTTTAACTTTCGTTTATGATGTTTGCAATTGGGACAAAAAACAAGAATTTCTTCACCGCCTTTTTGGATGTGAACCTTTTGTTTAAATAATCTTGATAGAATGTCAACCACAGTCATTTTAAACAGTATAACACAAATTTTGTAGTTTACAACTTTTTATATAGAGAACAGACTATTCCATCGTACATATCGCCGTTTCGTTCATCCCAATTGCCTTTTTTATTTAATACTGTGAACTTGGTGACTTCGGGTAATATCTTTTCAAGTTCAATTCTCACAAAGTCTTTTGATTTAACACCTTTAATTCTACACTTACCAAACAACTGTTTGCGCATAGTATTAACTGATAATAGATTTACCTTGACTTTAAAATGTTCTTCAATAATATAAGCAAATACCGCATTGTGTCTGGCTAATGTGATTATAACTTGTTGTGATGTGAATCCGCCAGCAAATCCACTAAGAGCAGCTTCTAAATTGATGACTGTAACATCTTTAATTAACGGATTCTTTTCCAATTCAGATATAACAAAATAAGTTTTTTCTTTTGTTGTTTCAAACTTTTTTGTATCAATATAACCGGCATCCAAGACCTTTCCGTCTTTACTAAATGCCCAACCTGTAACTGATGTGGATGAATCCAAACCTAATATAACCATTTAAAATACATATCAACGAAAATATCGTTTCGTATTAAATCCAGGCTGAGAGTCGATATAATTCAACGCTTTTTCATTGAAATTATCTTGTTGAGTATCGATGGATGTAGTAAATCCTGGCTCAATTGTATATTCACGAGATTTTTGTGAATATCCCATGTCTCCTTGTAATCCATCCAACATAGTACCGCCGGGTATAAATCTGGTAGCTTTATATGCATTAAACGCACCGCCGGCTTTTTGTTTGGCTAGAAATCTAGCTTCCAAACTGGTCTTTAATGATTCACGGTCAATTACTTTTGCGTCTGGTGATGTTGCCATATATTTGTTTTATTATATAATAAATATAATTAAGTGTCCCATTTAACAGAAATATTTATTGGAATTTCGCCCGTATTTTTTATTGGCTGTGCTAATTTAGCCACCGCAACCAAGTCACATCCACTATACAATCCAACAGTAGTTATATAAGGCGCTAAATAAGATCCAGTTGGATCAATTGATGAACTATATTGATAATTGAAAAATGGTTGTTTGACGTAATTCTTAATTGATTTACCCGTTTGGTTATCCAAGAATCTAATAATGTCATCGTAGTTATTTCGATTGCTTAAAGTATTCAAATAAGATTTATAATTGGTGAAGTTTAATTTTTCAATAAAATACTTCCACATCATTTTACCGTCGTAAATATCTACTTTACCATCGTTATCCACATCCAAATTCTTTTCTGCCAATATATTTTTCAAATCAGGTGTTAGTAAATTGGTGTTATAGTCCAAATAAGATGAGGTGTAGAATCCAAAGATGTTTTGTTCTACGTCATTGGATATCATATTCAAATACCATTTTTCAGAACCAGGAACAACGTTCTTATAATTTATATATCTTAAAATGATATCTAAATTTTCAAAGTTAAATGTGCTTTTGTTAAATACACAATAATTTATGAGCGACGAAGTTACAGCTGTTGGATTGGTTGATATATTAAACTCTCCGGGCATTATGGTGCAAATATACTGTTTTTCATAAGTTGTTATGTTCGTTTTATAATCCATATACAACGATGGTTGATCAGGATTTACAGGATCTCTTGTCAACAAATTCAGTACACTACCTGTGTTATTCAAAACCAAACTATTGTTGTTATAAAAAATATTACCAACTGGATAATTTGTTTTTAAATCCAAGTTGTCATAAATATAAGCTTTACCAACTATATCAGTGTATGTCTCCGACTCCATTTGTAACGCAATTTTTGATTCAACGCTGCCACTTCCATAAACAGTATCTTCTATTTGAAAATATACTACATCAGCAGACTCAGTGCAGTTTTCAGGATTAAACGATGAGGTTTTTACATAATTAGGGTCACTGTAACTGCCTGATTCTGTTATAAGTGGTATACTCAAGTACAAATCGTCGTTTAATGGAATAGGAGACCCAACAACCAAATTTGGTTCAGATAAAGCTACTGAATATCCAAAAGCACTAAATGGTTTATTATACTCTTTTCTTTTAGCAATAGGATCTGTAGTAATCTGTGTTACAATTGACTTACTAACATTATAGTATAAACACTGACCACAGTAACTTGATTCACCGTAATCATTTACGTCGTAAAATTTATCGTAGTATTTAACTGAACTGGAAATGTAAAGTGAGCTAAATGGAAAATATGGTTTGGGTGACCCGATTAGTACTTTATTATTATAAGTCGAAACCGAATATCCCATCATATTATCTTTAAAAGTTATATCATCACCATAAAGTTTTTTGATAAACAAATATTGATTGGATCCTGTGGGACACAATCCATTTTCATAAATATAAGTCGCGCCTCTTTGTCTCAAAACGTTTGAACCTGAATATTCATAATACAAAAGATCATTGGGCGAACCTATTGCTAGAACGTTTTTATGTAAAGACACAGAATAACCAAATCTATTATTTCTTTGAGCAGCTGATAAACTACCTGATGGATACAAATCAAATTCAAAACCCTCCAATTTCAAATATTCAGATCCAGTTATATTTTGGAATCTCTGAGACAGTCTCCATCCACCTGAACCAGATGTAAATAAAAACACTTTGCTAGCGGACACTTGGTTACATCCGACCACCAACTTATTTTCAGAATATTTGTCTATACAAACACTGAATCCGAATGAGGATTGATATGGATCTAAAGTAACACTGCTACTTAATTTTTGTACAAAATTGTAGTTATTGTTTACATTCTTAAAAACATAAACACACCCTCGACCATTATTAAAACCAGGAGCACCCACCGCTAAATAATTGTTTGAAATGCTAACAGCTTTACCAAATTGGGAATTTATTGACGATGTTAAATAAGCAATAGGAGTCGAACTTATTTGATAAGTACTTACAGTTTCCTTGGTAAAATCAGTGGATTTAGCTCTGATACTTCCACTTTCATATACGTAATTTGGATCAATTTCATATATGTTTACTTGATTTTGTGTGAAGAAGTTTCTATTATCGACACTTTGAGTTAGTGAAATGTCGCTGGCTACGAGGAAATAATCACTAACGTCCAATGATTCTCCATACTTGCTCTGATAAACAAATTTGGTGTAATTTTCAATTGTTAAATAACTACATGACGCATTTACATTTGGTAAACTGCCACTATTAGCAATTAAAGAACTTGTGTTTACCATACTACTACTTTGTTCTGTATAATATGGAGTTAACAAGTTTTCATTTTCATTCAATAAAGTTTTAATCACTTCATAATTTGATCCAAATTGATTTTTACGAACTAAAAATATTTGACCTTTACGAGAAAATCCTTCTGAATAATCCCAATTTTTGGTTGGTGGATTTCCTATTGCTATTATATTACCATTAGTAGCAACGGCGGTACCATATCGTTCGTTATATATGTTAATTAAACTCATACTATGTATTCAATAAATAATAACCCAGACCATAAGTACCACGGTTTTCTACAGTATCTTTACTTCCAGTTGTAAATTCGTAACTATTAATGAAATAAGTTCCACCCAATATCAAGTTGTGATTACCATCATCTTCTATATTAGAAACAATATCTCCTGATTGATTATATATTACTACGGAATTCCTTTTGATTCCATCTCCAGTCTGACCAACGGATAATCGATACAAAGAAAAATCATTGGTAAGATCCAGTTTAGTTCGTTGATTATCATAATCATCAAAGCCAAATATGTTGTAACTATTATTGTAGTTATTATAATACATTTTATTTATGGTATTATAAATTTGACCTTTATATGTTCCGTCTATGTTTACCGGATTAACTGTTGGATTCCATTTAACACTCGACGATGGATAAAAAATAGAACTAGAATTTACATATTTACCCACAGAAAAATCAATTTGAGACAATTGTTCAAATTGAGTTATTGCTAAATATGACCCATCAAAAGTAACTCCTTCGCAACTTCCAGATTTATTATTATCGCAAGAAATATAAGATAATTGTATCGGAAATGTACTATCATCAGTTCCATCTGTGCCAACGAGAAGATTATTTAAAACGTTATTAAACGTCTTTTCTTTGGAAACAGTAAATCTGGTAACCAGTACGTCTTGTGTTTTAAAAAATTTGATCATTCTATTATAAATAGAATAAAAACAAACTATTCTATATTAGAAATCAATCCGTACCTTAATCAATAATTCGTTATCAAAAGATTTCATTGTAGGTTGACTAATTTTACCAATTGCCAATAGTTCGTTATTATCATTATATAAACCAACCGAGGTAATATAGGTTCTTGGATTATTAATCAAATCTTGATAAATAATAGTTCCTTTAGTCAAACCATCATTTCCATCAGAAACAAAAGTTGGATTGTTGCTATAGTTAAATTCTTTATTTTTAACACGGACGAAGTAATTTGTAGAAGGTACAAATTCAGACTTTCTAACACCCATAGTTGATTTGGATCTTCTTAAAGAATTGTAAAAATCTCTTGTCCAAACTTTCCAGTATCCACTTCGATTTGTGGTAGTTACACTATTAGAATAATTTTTTCGATTTAAAATTTGTTGACCGGCTGTAATTCCTACGAATTTATCTAAATTTATAGCATTAAATACAATAACGCCGTTTGATGGGTATACCAATCCTATACCTGCATAAACTGGAGATCCATTTTTCAAATAAGGTGTGGCAATTCCATTTACAATAGAACCTGAAATTAAGTTATATGAATTTTGTTGTTTATTTACAACTTGTGAATCATCGATAAATGTAAACTTTTTTGGTGCGACAGATCCGCTAAAAGAAATTTGTATTTGTCCAGCATCTATCTGATCCTTAAATTTATCGGCTGCGTAGTTAATTACATAAATAGCTTCACTCTCAACAGTAGCGTCTACGCTTCCAGATGCAAAACTAAATAAAGTATCGCCTGGTTGTAAGAGCGTATTTTTGTATTGAGAATAAATGACTTTCGTTTCATTTGTTAATACTGGAGTTGTATAAGTAGTGACATCAAAAAGTGAACTACCACTATTTGCATAATCGCCATATGCTACATCAAAATATAAGTCCCCACCAGAGTAAATATCAATATAATATTGACCGTTTCTTACATCGTATGGACTGGATCCAGTAAGTTGATTAGCTTGACCAGTAACACCCGATTGTGTTATAAACGTAGATTGACTGACAAATAAACTACCAGTTCCAAATAAACCGGATGATACTTGATTTATTCTACCAACTACGATGTCGTCATTATTAAATTTACTAAATATCATAATTATGTTGTTGTTGGAACTTTAACTGTCACTGTAATGGATGTATTACCGCCACTTTCATTACCAATAATTGTAATATTAGTGGTTGTTGTTTTAGACAAGCCAGCATTTGGTACGAATCTGAATTTATTACCAACTACCACTTGCGAGGTTTGTGAAGTTAAATCTCCCGAGAAAGTAGGAATCGTAGCACTTGTTGAATTTAAACTGTTTGTTTCGGTCACAACCAATGTACCAACATTTTTATTTGCCAAAATTGCTGTGTATCCAAGAGTAACGTTGTAAGTAGGATTTGTACTAGGACTAATTAAAATTTCTCCGGTATAATCTCTATCAAAAGGACCAAGTTCACTTTGTGCTACACTTATAGTTGGTACAGAAGTTACTCCGTCATTTAGTGTTACTAATTTATACTTCATTGACTGTGATTCATCTGTAATCGGCTCCATAATAGGAGTATTACGAATAGCTATGTCGTAATATGCACTACCTAGTGGATGATTTGGATTAAACTGTGTATAATCAATTTCATCGTCAGCCAATGCAAAGGCTGTAATGTTTAATCCACCCGTTTTTGCAAGGATTTCTCTTCCCTTTTTAGTCAATACAGCATTCACTGTAAGAATGTTGTTATTTAAATATGCCATATATAATAATTATTGATAAGTTTTAATTTCTACTCAAAAATGTGAATTATAAATTCATTATGTATCTTTCTAAACTTGCACTGGTTAGTAAAGAAGCGGTTAATGGTAATTGTATGAATAGTGAATCTGGATTGCCAATTGATCCAGTTGTATCGCCATATATAGGAGCATTATTAGTTTCGATATTCAAACTTAAAAATCCAGGTATAGTAATAACAGGCGCACTTCCATTTGTAACACCATCTCTATTTACAGTACTATTTTGATCATTTTTACCCTTGATATAAGTATAATATGTAATATCACCTTTTGAACGCAATTTCAATCCGTTCACAAGTTGTGTTTTAGAACCACTTATTGCTTGATATTTTGCTCTACTTCCAACAAATGAAAACTTACTTAAATGTCTATTAGAATATCCTGTATTAAACACACCTTTATAGTAGTTTTTCAAATACTTACTTCCAGTAACTTGTACATTGAATCCTATATAGTTTGACGTACCAGAAGTGCCTGATGTGCCAGATGAACCTGCAGTTCCAGATGTGCCAGATGAACCTGCTGTACCTGCTGTACCAGATGTGCTCAATGAATATCCCGATCCAGAACCAATAACTTGAACTTCGTCAAATGAAGAAGTAAATGTTACCACAATCCCATTGTTGTTAACAGATTGATAATAATCGTTTCTGGCCACATTAACGGTATCTCGTACATTGTATCCATTTGGATCGACGTATACATATTTACCATACTTTGCATAAATAAAATCACGATCATCGATTGTATCTTTAATTTCGAGACGAGAATAGTTGTATGTATTTTCATCCTTTGTAATATTATTAATATACGAACTGGTTATTATAGTAAAGCTTGAAGTATTGTTTGTATTTATTAATGATGACGTAAATGTAACTTTATTATTAAAATATAAATTAAATTCATTATTGGTTACAAACTCCACATCTCTGTAATTAAACTTTTTACGTTCAAACAAGCTTGGTTCTAATAAAATTCCGGTCAATAAATTAGATCTAGCGGGTTTTAAATTTTGTACAACGTCGAATATAGAAAAATCAATATAGAATTTATAAGTGCTGTAAAATTCTTGTGGATATACATATTTTTCATTTATTTTGCCAAAATCACGTTGTAAAGTAGTTAACCCTGCATAATTTTGCTTATTTAGATTTTCAGGTTCACCAATAATATCTGCTATACCATCTAAACCTATAAAATTCTCTATTTTATGATTCAAATAGTTATATGGACTTATAAAAAATCCAGATAAAATGGAATCATCACCCAAACTATCCTGAATGCGAGTTGAATAATCATACGGTGTTAAATTGGACAACGCGGTTTCTGTTATTTTGTTTATCTTACTATTAATCTTATAATTTGGCCCAAAATTATTTGTGTTTATAGTTTGTTTTACATTGATTTTATCAAATTGATATGGAAATTGATTTATCAATACATTGGAACAAGTTGGATAGCTAAAATATTTTTCTTTTTGGCCGAAATTATAAGCAAAGAATTGTGTTTGATAATAGATATTTTGATTGTCTACAGTTGTACTAATAGATGTAGGTGAATACAAATCTACAGGCGTATCAAAACTCCATAAATAAAACAAATTGGAATAAACATCTTCTTTATTTGGTATTGATATTGAATCTAAATTATAAGAATGTTCATCGAAATATTCATTATCAAGTGGTTCTTTTAATATTTTAATTTTGTCTAAATTTCCTATAAATGATACGGAAGATGAATAATTGCCTATATAATAACTACCAGAGGAAAAGTTTTTATTTACGGTATTATTTATAATTTTACGTTTAGTGGATGAAAAGTTTTTAACGCTTCCATCGTATTGATTAATAGATAAACTATAAACATATGGAATATACTCTTTTGCTGAATTGAGGTAGTTGGACGATGTTAAAGTAGTTTTTTGAGACGCTAGTGTTACAAAATCACTGTCGTCTTCAATTATGAAATCTCCGTCATCTTCTATGATAAATGGTGTAATTTGGTTTGTGACTTTACTTGAACTTATATTAAATTTTTCAAAATTGCCAGCGACAGGTTCACGTTTTAACATCACTGTGAAAATGTTTCCATTTAACAAAGGCATTTCATCCAGTACTAAACTAGACGTTGTGTTGCCCAATTCATATGGATGAATTTCAAATATTAACTGACCTGACTCAGACTGTTTTGATTTTTTAACAAATAAATTCCAATCGGATTTTTCATTTCTATGTTTTGACAATAATTGTATTTTATCACCAAAGTTATAATTCGTAGATTTAAATCTTAAAGAAAATTCTATTGTAGATATACCATTAAATCGAGAAGAATACTCGGTACTACTAGTGAATGTGTTAATGTTAGATCCAGATGCATAATAACTACTAGTAGTATAAATGAAATCGCTACTAGTGTGTTCAAAATTCAAGAAATTATTTTCCTTGAAATCTGTCATATAAATGATATCATCGTATACAAAGTAATTATCACGGTTAGAAAACGAATCTGCACTTCCATATTCTCTAGTAGATATTATCCCAGCTGGGATACCAAACATAGTACGTATCATTTCAAATGAACTGACTGTACCTTTGGATTTATATACTGATGAAATATTATTCGCAAATCTATTTAAAATTGATTTTGTATAATCGAAATAAGACGCGGAATTATAACCCGCAATTTCTTGATTATTGAAATATAACTGATTTAAATCGCTCTGAGAAAATTTATCAATATCAATATTCCAGCTAAAGCTATTCAATAATTCATCTATATAATTCTTTGGATAATAGTTTGAATCATCGTTGGAAATAGGATATGCTTTTGGAAATTTCTTGATGAAGACTAGTATGTTATCAAAAAAATGACCAACCATTGCTGTAAATTTTATATAATCAGCTGAATCGGAATCATCCTTTACATATTCTGGAAGTTGATACACCAAACTATTATAGTTATTCGAATCATATGTAATGGCTTCGTCAATTTTGTCGTCTATACTGGACGAATTAAAAAACAAATAAGATTCATATTCATCGAATGTATCCAACAACGTAATTTGCTGAACTGTTTTTTGATTTACTAATTGACTGTACGAAGATGAAATTAAATCGTTTGTATTCAACGAAGATGTAATCGTTGATTTTTTAACTGATTCAAGTTGATTATAGTCTTTTATCTTATTCTTAGCAATTTTAGTACGCAATTCAGCTGATGAATAATTAATAAAATTGTTAAAATCTGTATAATCAATATACAGATCATTGTACTTTTCCTTCAATCTTATTTTTGATTCATCCAATGTAAATACATCGTTACTATCGAACTTCTGCGTCGATGGATTTACCGTATTAACTTGAACATCAAAGTTTATATCATTCAAAAATACTTTTCTTGATATTTTTGATGTAAACAAGTTAGCTTTGAAATAAATTGGCGCAATTGATATATTTGATATCCAACAAGTTGTTTTTACATTATACTGCAAAGGTAACGGTGCATCTAATTTTACTTGGATATTAAAAGTATCATCCGTTGGATTCAAATAGTTTGTATGATCCAGAATTTTTATCAAATTTCCATTGTCAAAATTTAAAGCATTCTTGTAATAACCGTAATATTTTGTTTTATAATTTTCAAGTAAATTAGTTACCTGTGGTAATATCCAATCGGTATAAATTGTTTGTTCAAATAACCCCAATATATTTTGTAGATCAATGTCATTTACAGAGCTTTTTTGCAACACTCTATCTTGAGACACCTTTAGTGTGATTATTCTAAAAGACTCCAATATGTCTTCACTAGTAAATTCTACATTGTTGTATGTGTAAATGAAATTATTAATTTGTTCTTGTATACCTGAAAATTTACTTGTCTGTAGAATCGTATTATCCGTATCATTATTTAATTTTATAATTGTATTATACCCAACGTAAGTTGATGTTATAAACTCTTGCAATTCGGCTTCGCTTTTAAGTCCCAACTTTAAACAAATGTCCACATAATTATACTTGTCTTTATTTAATAAAAAGTCTTGTTCAATTGGATTATTTTTAATAATAGCGATTAAATCTTGATAGATTCTTAATAGCAAATATTTTTTATCCGCGAAAGATGTTATCTTAACAGTATCTAATCTAGATGATTCATTTTTAGTTGTGTCAAATGCGTAAGATAATCGTATTTCAGTTCTACTAGGAGAAATCTCTTTTATAACTAATCTGTTCGTTGGATTACCAGCTATATTTCTAACTGGGTTATACAACAAATAATATAAACCAGGACCCACTCCACTTGCATTTAAATCAAATTGTGGATGTAATAAAATATCATTCTTATAAGATACAATATTTGTAAATGGGTTTGCAAATCTGTATGATCGCAATACGTTATTAATATCTCTATAGCTTCCTTGTAATACAGAATACGTAACTGAAGGAACTACTCTGTTAAAACTTACTAGTTGTTGATTGTTATTATAAAGAGTAAACTCAAACAAGTCATCGTCAGATTCTCCATAAAATATATCCTCATTGACCAATTTTTGTTCGTATAAAGACTGTAAATTAGCATTCAAATAAGATGCACTTGTAATGCCCTTATTTAAATCATTATCGTTTATTGTCAAATAGTCGTAAGGCATATTAAGAAGTTAATGGTAAAAATGGATAGTCGTCACCAAAATCCGAAGGAACTTTTCCTTGACCTAGTTTGATTCGCAAACCAATAATTTCGTTTTTCATAGCGGCGATAACTTGTTTGTCATCGTTGTTTTCATATTTCTCCACCAAGCTATTTACTGTTTGATTTAAGATTCTATTTTCCTCAATCAAATTATTATACTGAATTATAACATCTGTCAAATTTCTTTTTTCTTCAACCGCAGACGTTTGTAATTCGGTGAATTCTACAGTAGATGTATCAGCAATTTTGTTTTCGTTATATAAAAAACTTTTAATTGGTAATTTAATATAATTGAATTTGCCATCAAATGATTGTGATATATTGTAAACCAATTGGTCATTTCCAAAATCATCAAAGTTATTTTGAAATGTACCAAAGTCTTTAAATGTTTGTATATCACTTAATGATACGTTATATACTAATGGTATATTTGCCATACTAACGAGTTATTTTAAATATTTTTCCAGTATCAACGATGTCAATTGTACCATCCTTGTACTCTACCTTAATAAATACTGTCAAATAACGTTCTTGAGGTAATCCATTAGTATTTAATTTAAAATAATTACCATACAAAGCATCACAACTTAACTTAGTATATTCGTCGAAGTTAACCAAGACCTCCTCAGACTCAGCATCTTTTACCATATAATAAGAAGAAGTTGGCAAATACTTAGGAGTGACCATTGCTGGTTGTTGATATGCTTTATTAAATGTCTTTAGAGGATATTTGTCTCTCGCAAAAACAAATATTTTAGCAACACTGCCAGCTTTATATGCACTATTTAATGACTGTAAAGTAATTAGATTTTGTATAGAAGATGACACAGGCTTTAAACTACCTGTACTAAATACAGTGTCATTCCACCCTACATCAATATATGGACTATAAATGGTATTGGTATCTTTACTAAAAAACTGTAACAATCCATTGGTTGGTTGAAGAGGAGGTGTACTTATTTCAAATGAACTCAATAACATAAGTCCTTGATTTGGAATACATCCACATAACCAAGAACGGACAATTTGCGTGATGTCCATTGATATGTCACTTTGTTTACCATAAGTAAATGACTGACTGCAAATTAATCCACTGTTGACTAATGATGGAAACGGAGTGGAGTTGCAAATCCATTTTGGCTTGTTTGTATAAGAAGCTGGAACTTTATAATACCAAGTACCGCCTTGATTTTGAAAACTAGCGCTTGAATATGAAGCTGTTAATAAATAATTTACTTGTTGATAACTATTTGTGATTTTATTACCATACCACAAATTACTACCCGAATAACTTCTATTGTTCCAAGTAGCTCCTAATTGAGAACCATCATCTGCATATCTACCATTTCCATTTTCCCAACTTTGACTTATTGGATAAGCATATATGGAATAATTGAGAGGAAGATTTCTCATACCGCATGCTTTTAAATTTAGTGTAAATTTTAATTTTGAACTACTAATTTCGTTCTTGGAAATAGACTGACTCAATGTGGTTAAATCAAACTTAATTAATGTTCTACTAAACTCAGGTTTAACTAAATAATTAGCTGTTGATGGTTGTGTAAATGAACCTGTATATTTTCCTTTAAAATACCCAGTAAAATTAATTACATCAGTAAAATATAATTTACTAGATGTTAGTGTTTCTATATATAACCTAGAGTTTGAACCACTAAAACTTCCCGTAAATGATCCTGAATTAAAAGCTCTTACTGGAGAATAAAAACTGGAGCTACACGGTATGCCGGTATTTGATTTACCCAGTATTCGTCCTCTTAAATTTTTAAAGCTTCCTGTGCCTGTCAAAGATGACGTTAATGGACTAGTTGTGTATGTACGTTTGTTTACTTTTAAATTTGTGAAAAAACTACCAACTCTTACAGAACCAGAAAAACTACCTGTACTCCAACTTCCCGTAAAAAATGAATAACTGGTTACATTCATACTACCTGAAAACGATCCTGATGCATAATTAGCAGATCCAGAAATATAAAGTGGTCGTTTTGGATTAGTAGTTACATTGGACAATCTACCTGTAAAATTAGCAATAAATGATGTATTTGGTATTACAGAAGATGTAAGATTAAAAGCATACCACTTACTGCCAGAATAAATGAACAATGAAGAGGTGGTGTATGCCAACCATCCATTATTACCGTATGAAGAGGCGGTAAGAGGTGGAGTGTGCCAATTTGGATCTGTATAAACAGTTTTTTTGCCTACGTTTGACGCATATATTTCTAATATTTCGTCTATTCCAAAATTTTTGTTTTGGAATTTGTCGGAATTGTTAATATAAGTGTCTTGAGATGGATAAATGAAAATATGCATATTATACTACCAATCCTTTTATATCGTTATCAGGATATTTAATTTCAAATACTGATGGGTCTTTTGATGGATAGAGAATATTATTTTGTGTAGCAATACTTACGTTATATGCTATAGGTGAATAATCCCCATCATCAATTGTCAAATTCTTAATCTTCAACTCAATTACAGATTGAACTCCTTCGTTTTTCATTATTTCGAAATTGAGCTGACTGAGATTTATTGGTTGGTTAAAACTCATATTATCAATATTCAAATAGTTTTTTACAGACTGAATACAGTTGTTTAATACGTCTCGTTTATTGAAGCCGGTAAATACTGTAATTTTAAAGTCCAATCCTAAATTAATAATATAACCATCAATGATATTGATCTTATCTGTGAGTATCTTGAAGTTATTAAGATAACTTATTAAATTTTGTAATGTGGCAGGATTCAACTTTGTTAAATTTTTATTGACATCGTACCCCAACAAATAAAGATTGTTAGTAAATGGATTACTTGCTTCCAAAAACTTTCTTCTATCCAATGGATTTAATGGATTTAGATCCAAAGCTTCATTGCCACCTTCAGTTACCACACCTTGTATTAATTGGTTGTATTGAATGCGTCTATTAGAATTACTTTCAACATATGCCTTTGAAATGTTACCCAAGTAAGTTGGTAATGAGTATACTCTTAGTAGAATATCTTCGGAAGTAACCATTCTGTTTTGAGCAGAAAAGTTTAATATAGCATTTTGACGAATTTCTTCATCTGTTTCCGCATCATTGCCACCAGTTGATGAAAGTGGATTGTTTACTCTTAGTGAATTTTTAATGTTGTTTAATAAAATAACTTCACTGTCAGTTAAACTGGTTACGTCATTTAAATAATCGGTACTAGCAATCTTATTTATTTCTTCAGAATTTACATTCGAATCCAAACCACCGCCAACAACATAATTAACGGTCAATGTTGTATTTGATGGAGATACACCATATGAATTGGCTTTCAATACGTTTGTACCATCCAAAGATATATTTAAATTCTTTAGATTGGATAATGCAACGCCAACATTAGTTGGATTTGGTATAATAACAGTGTTTTCATAGTTTTCCGTATTTGCACCAAATTGAATATAAGTGAAATTATTTTGATCTACTGTTGTGATGAATCTGCGTTCAGTTCGTAGATACTTTAAAATCTTAGGAGTTTCATTTCTATATGGTGATAATGTTTGATTATTAAGAGGTACATTATCGATTAATAGTGGAATTGTATCTTGTGCTAGATACTGAGTTTCATAGTAATTATTACCATTAGAATCTACCACACTGATTATCTTAACTACATCGGTTTCATCTAACTTTATTTTTAAAAATGCTTGTGGGTCGCCAACACTAAATGTTTTTGAAGTTATTCGACCAGAGTAACATTGTGCAGTTTTCTTCACCAAGTAAAATAAAGGAGCACCTGTGTTGTCACGATTATAAACACTTATTTGTCTTGGGGAGAATAAGGTATCTTGACTAAAATCTACACTTTCTTCAACTATAAATGATACACCTGATACACTGGATAGTTGTGTATATGGTTTTAAAATCAAACAATATCTTTCATCTGGTATATATTCACCATTAACACCCGAAGTACGAGTTGCGGGCAACAATTGAAACAACTCTACATATGTGGATGATACTGAAGATACCTTTGGCTTATATCCCAAAAACTGAGCTTGGTTTATAATATTTTTACGTTCACCTGCAAATTGAATAAAACTTTCTTTGAATTGATAATCAGTATAGTATGATAATACATCCCCAACGAAAGAAGCTTGTTCAATAAAGATTTGGCCTGGTGAACTTTCACTAAAATCTTTATAACTTTGTGGATAATACTGTTTGGTAAAATCAATGAGTTGTTGTTTTAAAGAAGTGAAATCACGATTTAAATACAAAACGTCTTTTGTATTAGCTTTAAATGTTTTGTTAATTAATTGTTGCATTATATATTGTTGTTTGTGATAATCACTTCAGTGGTTGACTTTAATTCTTTGTAACTAAAGGCTACTTTTATAAATATTTTATTATAATCATTATTTACAACATCATTTTCCAATAATTGAACTTTAACATCTTCAACTATTACACCGTTCATAAATCTATTTACATCATTTTGAATGAGATTTACTAACATAGGTAACATTTCACCCAATTCATTTTGATCGAACAAAACTTTATATAATGAAGAACCAAACGCATTATTAAATCTGCGTTCTCCTGGTTTAGTTAATAAAAGATTCTTTATATTACTAGAAACTTGTGAAATAGTATCAACGTTTGTTTCAAAATAACCATCTTGACCCAATCTAAACGGTATTTTAAGTCCTAGTACTTTTTTAGCCATAATTAAACTTTGGATTTTTTACTATCTACTGCTTTCATTAAAGATCTATAATCTCTGTTCATTGCTGAATACACAGATTTTACCGGTGCAGGAGCATTTTCTGGAACTTTGGTCTCATTTATTGTAGTTTGAGTTGCACCACCAAATCCACCCATCATATTAACCATACCGCCTTCTTGTGGTATTCCACCGGTAGTTTGATTCAAAATATCATTTAACATTGGGTTACTTGTATATTTGACAAACTTCTTTACGGGTTTAACTGGCTCTTCAACAACAGATTCATTCATAGTTTCCAATTCTTTTAGAATCTGTTGTTCCAAATCAGAATCAGATGATTTTTTCTTGGCTTGAAGAACTTCTTTAGAAAATATTTCTGCCAATTGAAGCTTAAGTTCAGCTTGTACTACACTTCGTACCTCTTGTTGTACTGTTTTCTTGATAAATTCTTTTAATACGTCTATTTTCATATTATTATATATAATTATTAACCCAAACGAGATTTAGGTAAATTTAATAATGCTTGTGCTCCTTTTGTGTCAGATGGTCTTGGTATCTTGACTGTCTTAATACGAGGTGTACTAGGTGGTTTGGGTATATTTGGTTTAGGCATATCCTTCTGTATACTGGCTAATTTAGCCGCAGCTGCACCAATTGCACCTCCAGAAACAGCACCAATTACAGCTCCTTTTCCACCCCCAACTATTCCACCTATACCAGCACCCAACCCACCTCCAGCCAAGGCTCCGCCTGTTACTCCGCCAACAGATAAACCAGCGCCGAGTGCAGTACCGCTTAAACCACCTATTAAAGCTCCTTTTCCTCCCCCAGCCAATGCGCCTACTCCAGCACCTAGAGCGCCACCTAATACTCCACCTTTTAATCCAGCTGCTAATTTAGATGTTGAACTAATTGCGCCAGTTTTTGCATTAACAATCGTATCATTTCCAGCTATAGATTCAGGACTAAACTTATCAGGCGACCAATCCTTACCCAAACCATCTGGTGTTATACCTTTTGGATTGAATTTATCAAATACCTTACCGGCTACACCACCTGCTACCAATCCAGCACCAGCACCAATCAATGCGCCTTTTCCTCCACCTGCCAATGCTCCAATACCAGCCCCTAAAGCGCCTCCGCCAATTGCACCTTTAACTCCAGATGAAAGATTACTAAGTATTCCACCTGCAGATTCTTGAGCACCACCAATTGCACCTTGTGCTTGTCCAGCAGCTCCTTGAACTTGATCTGTAGCTCCTTGTAATGCACCTTGTGCCTGTCCAGCAGCTCCTTGAACCTGTGATGTTAATCCTCCAGTTACACTTTTAACTTGAGAT